GCCTTCACTAATAGCATCAAATGATATTGAAAATTCATCTGTCCGAACCATTTCACCCTGCAACCCAAATGAAAGTGGGCATTCAGGTATTTTTGTACCAAGATATAAATATCCGTCATTATTTCCTTTCCAGAGAAAATAATGCATACCGTCAGTTGACAAGATGAGAAGCGTATTGCCAATAGCTGTTACCTGATATACCTCATTAAATGAACGAAGAAAAACAGGCTGATGTGCGTCAGAACCATTCCACCAACTGATAGAATTGTTGTTAAAGATGATATAGTGCTTGAAGTTAGCCGATTTATGAATATACATAACCGAATCACCATCTTTGAATTGTAATACTTCGGATGGCGGCAATATGGGTTTAAGTGCACCGTTTTCAGGAATAACACCTATCGATGTTGCCAAGTCCCCATCGGCGCACTCATAGTCCGATGGGTTGGCAGAATACCCGTTGTATTTTATTTCTTTAATCATATCTTTCTTACAAAAGGAGTTTGGTAATGATTGGTAGCAATGTGCCATGATATTGGCTTTCCTTAGGCTCTCCAACGCATAATCTCGCCTTGTCTGTTACGCCCGACACATCAAGTATGGCGGAGCACAGCCTTTTAGATGAGGCTCTGAAATGTTTCCCTTGCCTATTGGATGGAAACACACATGCTTCATGCCGACCGCCGGTTGGTGAGCGGTATCTGACATAAAGATATAATTCTCCGTTCTCACTCATAATATCCAAGACATCACCTCGCGAGAGATGAAGTTGCTTGGCTATATGAGATGTAATGTCTATTCTTCCCGAAGAATAGAATACTATATCAGCCTTTCTTGTATTTCCTAATATACTTTCCATTGGGCTTTTCAATTTGATAATAGATGAGACCTTTGCTTGTATGATGTATAGACACAGACAGTTTGACTATACTATCACCGGGTAACCCATGCTCATAAAGCATAAGACCGACCGACGGGCACAGACTTTCAAAGCCTATGCACTTATACTTGTCATTATATTGAATATCGCATAGTTGAGTCGGTTGTCCGATATTTGGATTGACGGTGAAGCCGAAAGAATCTTGTCCGGCAATTCTGAAAACAAACACTTGGGCTGCATCGCCCTTTTTCGCCTTACCTTTGATATGGAGAAACAAGCGTTTGGATAGCGTGATTGAATTGTCGTTACCATCGGCAATCACATAGTAGTTACGTGACTGCCACCATGTTTTTAGTTTTTTGATAATCATAATACGAAAATAGAATGATTCACAGATTATTATGGTTTAACTTTTTACAGACGAATCGAAATATATCCGGCGTGAACGGAAAGAAACTGTTTCGACAAATCGGAATGACAGAGTTGTTTCGATTTCCAGTCGATGCCGATTGGCGGCTTCTTTTGTTGCAAAAATGTAAGAACAGATTTCTTGCTTTGTTGTTCCTTTTGTTGCTACAATGTTGGCATAATATTTGCGTCCGAAAAGGAATGCCATGATTTCTTTTAATACAGTTGAGTTCATATTGTATGATTTAATCAGTGAATAAATTTGTCTGTCGGGGTTCTTTGGAAACGGAAGAAACTCCGGTAATACTATTTACACGTTCAATTTCTCCGTCAATTTCCGTTTCAAGTGCCTTGCATTTCCGCAAGTTTTGTTGGGTGCGACACTTGAAATAGTCTTTCTGTGCTTTGCGCATCAGAACTACCTTGGTAAAGAATGTTTTTGCATCCATATGATAAATACATTAAAATTCTTTATGGGTTGCTAATTGATAATCTTTCTTTTCTTCTTCTGATAGTTCGTTGTAGCAGCTTTCGCAAACAACAGGGTAACCGTGTTCTTCTTCAAAGTACACACCACAAAGTTGGCAACACCAACCGTCTATAATATCTTCTGCAATGCTCATGATTATTTCATTAATTCAAATTCATACGCCCAAACATAGGGATTGCTTTCCCAAGTGCCTTTACCGGAGACTTTATCTATGAGGGCGGCAAAGGCTTCACGTGGAGTATCAAATCCATCGTCTTTGTTTCCCTCAAACTCATAAAATATAGATGGCGGAAACTCATCATCACCCGAATCTTCATATATCCCTTCTTTCAAGCAATCTTCATCGCTAATGTCCTGTAAGCGTTCAACCTTACGATCTGTAAATTCAATATGGTGGGGCATTAGGCCGGCTTTCACAAACATCTTATTTCCCCAACCAGGATATAATTTCAGTTCAGGCAATATAGAATCCAAGTGTTCTAAGTAAGCTGCATTTTTCCCTTTTCTATGAAATCGGTCAACATCCATATAACTTTGCGCAATGGCAACAACTTCTCCAAGTTCATATTTCGGCAATATCTCGCCCATATCAAACTCTCTTTCGTCAGCATCGTACATACAAGGCCAATCAACAATCTTTTTGTCAGAATGGCGTCTGTGTATATTGAATCCTGCGACCCATTCTCCCCTAAAAGTTCTTGGACATTTGATTATTCTTCTCGTCATAGTCTTCCGCCCTTCCAATACAGCTTGAGTTAAGCCAAATTTATCATTGAACATTATTTTCTTCATTGTAGTATTCTTTATTAAAGTGTCCGTTGGCAATCAGCCAATCAATAGCCAATACACAAGATTCGACAGGTGATGCGGTTTCAAAGGATTTCACATAGGGATAAGAGAGTAACCAAGCATCGCTTGTTTCGTGATGTAAGCCAAAAACATTCTCACTGGTTCCTATTCTGATTTCGGTCGGAAGTAACTCCAACAGCCTACACAAACTCCATGCTGGAACATCCTTGCCCCACAATCTATCAAATACTTCTTCTCCGGCCATTGGCGATCCGTCAGGATGCTTGTGAAAAGGAAATGCAAGTTTGGCTATTCTTTGAGGAGTCCAAAACTTACCTCTCAATGTAGGCGGCTTGGTTTGTAACTCCCACTCTAAAGCTGGTACCTTACTCTTTGTATGATGATATACCATATCAGCCGTTTCTGGCTTTAGTCCCAAAGCGAGCAATCTTTTTGACTGCTCATGGGTAGTACATATTTGCGATTTAAATTCCATTGCTCTTATTTTTGTTATTAGTTAAAACTGATTGCCACATACCTATAGAACCGTATGTATCCGAAACAATAAGAGGGATTCTCTGTATTATCACCTATCTCAATTCGCACGTTATAGCCTTTCATCCGTAAAAAGCGTGCAGCTATTTCATAGGCGGTGTATCTTTTTCCATGAATATCCCAATAGCTGGATTTCCATACTGTTTGAGGAATACCTTTTTTCAGAATCTTCTTAAAGGCTTTGGCGGTTCGTATAACTTCTTTTTTATTCATATTTGTTCAATTTTGATTCAACTTTCTGCCATCCAAATTTAAAAATGTCTGCTTTAAGACGGGATTCAACATCTATCTTGTTTAAGATATAGCCTTTAGAGTCTACATACTCTCCATCTATGATATATAGATATTGAGTACCCATTGCTGGAAGATATTTATGGGTTAATTTAGCACCACTTTGCATGGCTTTTATTGCTTCTCCTATATTCATATCTAATTTGTTTTACGCTAATTGTTTATCGAAAATCTTAATACATTCAAATAAATATTTTGCCACTGTTGGATTTACCGCATTGCCGATACTTCCAACTCTGTGTGACCAATCGGGAAACCCATCATCATTTCTAACAGTGCTATGCGCTGGGATTTCAAGAATCCTTTTTGCGCAAGTATATCCGACACTCGTATCTGATGTCCACTGTTTAAATATCGAGTTAATGCTTCCACATTTGCAAACGTCGCCTTGTAATCCGATTTTGTTGGAGTAGGCAATAAGATAAAGTCTTTCCCTTTTGTGTGGGTATCCAAAAGCGTAGTTTGATATACATTGCCATTCCGCATTATACCCGATTTTGGAAAGGTCGCATAGGACTTGTTCGAGACCGGAAATAGTGAGAGCTGGCGAATTTTCAATGATGACGTATTTAGGTCTAACTTCCCATATAATTCGGTACATCTCACTCCACAACCCGGAGCGCTTTCCCTTAATACCTTCACGTTTTCCGGCAACACTGATGTCTTGACACGGAAATCCTCCACTAATGATGTCCACATATCGGAGTCCGGTTGTTTTTGTAATATCTGTGAATCTTTCTGCATGAGGAAATTTGTTTTTTAATATTTCACCTTGAAATTTTTCTATCTCACAATTCCACAAAGTGTCAATTCCTGCCATTTCGGCACCTAATTCAAAACCGCCAATACCACTAAACAAGGAGCCGTGAGTCAATTTACTTTGCTTCATTTCTGTTCAGTTTTGAATTTATAAACCTTATTGTTCCCATATCCATTTTAGAAGAAAAACTACAGCGGAAATCCCAATTACAGCCATTGTGATAGCACCTCCTATTACTGTAATTTTTTCAATCCTCTTATTTTTTTTAGTTTCTTCATCCCAATTATATACAATGGATAATCCTAACTGAATAAATAGTACCACTATATTAATGGTGAAGATTATTTTTGTTAGTTCACTCATATCTATATCGTTTTACGTTAAACGATATCCTCAATAACCGTCAAATCAACATACCAATCTCCTATGATGGGGATTGTATAATGTATCTGATTCTTATATCTCCTTTCCGGACGTGTCAAGTCAATGCTATCCATATGTCCTGTTTCGTAAAAAGTAAAGTGTGACAACTCTTCAAGAAATTGCTCCATTAGATAGGTAGGAGATTCGTAATTCTCATTCCATCTAATTGCAATCAAATCGAGGTCAGATGCACAAGTTCCATGAACGGCAAGTGTATAACCACATTTGAATGCAATCTTTCTCAAGCCTTCCAATACACAAGCGTAAAACATGGGCTTGGGATTGGTCTTTATGTCTTTTAGTAATTTACTCATATCTGTTCTGATTTGAATTTCTTGTTTATTTCTTTTTCTGCTGCTTTAGCCCCCTTCTTAAAGCCTTCCACAAAACTATCAAAGCAAATTCTGTTTATTTCTGGATCACATCTTTGCATAAGTGGACAAATCGAACATCTTTGACTAAGTCCGGCTGATTTCTTGGCGAGTTTCGTTACATTTTTCATTGGTCTTATTCTAATCATTATAAAAATATTCTTTACACTTAAATCCTTTCCTTGGCATGAAGTCTTTAAATTCACAGCTTCTAAACACCCACTTCTTGTCAACCCATCCTGCCAAATCTTTTTGCCATTGTGGAATGATTTGATGTGGATTGATTAAGTCTCTATATGGTTGTGCATGAGGCAAGAATCTACTCCCTCTATTTCGCCAATGATTGACGCGCTCGAATGATTCTTTAAAGTCATGAAGTAGGATGCAGTAAAAGAAGTATTCACCTTTATAGCCGTACTTATCAATTAATGCTGTAGCACGCTCACATTCTGCAATCTGTCCAGGTGTATCGCAACCAAACCTTATACGCTTCATCCACTTTACCTTTGCAAGCAACTTGGCAATATCATCCGTTACCAGCCGGGCATCTAATCCCTGATTAAAGTCAACCCGCACGCCCATGGAGATTATTTTTTCAATCTGCTGCAAACCGTAGTCGGATGCAAGTATGTTGTTATCCATAAGAATCACATTTTTTCGTCCAGCAGATACTTCTGCAATATCCATGTAAGGAGTGATGTTTCCTTCTTTGGCAGGTACAACACACCATTTACAACGATTAGGGCAACCCCTTGTCAAAAAGCCATAAGCCAAATTCTTATCAACATTATACAGATCGTAATCAGGGATCATTCTATCAATTTCCGGTAGAAGAACTTTGCTTATGTCATATCCTGTACCGCCTTTCTCGACTTGATCAGCATTGATATAGTAGCCGTAATCCGGTGTAAAACTGAAGACTTTTGCCATGTAAACCTTATCATAAGAACAAAGGGGATTATACCATTCTACATTGTCGCCTCTTGCCTTGTGCCATGCACTTATCTTCATCAATGCGAGATTAGGGTAATTGCTGTCAACTGCTAATATTCCGATGTTCATTACTTTTTTGTTTTGAATTATTCATCTTGAAAATCGTCAATCTCAAACTCCCAATCCAGTACATCCTTGTTGGCTTCGAGTATCTCATCGAAAGAGGGGATGGGCATCCAAGCTACAACATTATAGGTCTGCAATCCATACAAGAAGGAATTAGTATCTTTTGCGTAGTCTTTTTCTGTCCTATGAGATATATATACTTGTTTCCCATTATAAACTATTACTTTTTGGTTTAAAGAAGGCAGTTTATCTTCAACGCTTATCCACGGGGATTGCTTTGCCTGCCATTCTGCACCTTTTCGAAACATATTAATCATTGCTTCTTGGCTGAAAAAGAACGATTCACATTTTTCTATTCTCGCAGATTCTCCGTATGTGCTAATAATTACGGTAGAAGATGAATAGCTATGCATTAATTCTTCTTGGGCAGCAATTTCTAGTTCTTTCATTCTTTTTTATTAAAATGGTAAATCACTTCCGTTAGGTCTACAATCCTCAATTTTGTACTGAGTATCTTCAACTGATTTTATTGTACATAAAACGTATGCTTTCTTCTTAAGAAGAGTAGCAAGTCTTTTCGCTTCATTTTCGGCGCTTTCCAAATTCTCATGTTTGTAGGTAGGAGTGGCGCATCCTTCTACAAATACCATATAAAATTTATCCATAGCTCTATTTAGTTATTTATAAATAGCCCGCATTTCCCGTTAATTTGGTTTTCCTCTGCTACTGTTTCGACCTTGTAACTCGTACTGCCAACGCAAGCAAGACTAACGAGGATAGATGGTATCTTGATGTTTGTCGATGTTGGCTATCTGTTCCATTCCAAACTTACTGATTACTACAAGGTGTTTACGGGCTATTTTATTTTAGTTCTATTCTTTTCTGTTAAGAATTAATTGGCAATTTCATAAAGCACATCCAATGAGTTTTAGATGCTTTTCCGGACTTATGCCCGAATAGCGGCCGCTCATTGATTATCTCCAATATTCGTCTTACAGGAATACGAGTTTCGTTCCATTTGAAAATCAGCACTCCGTTCGGTTCAAGCACTCGCATACATTCGCTGAATCCTTTCTTTATATCTTCCTGCCACTTAAACCGTCGAAGCGTTCCATACTTTTGAGCCATATATGCACCCTCGTTCGCATTATCAAGGTGTGGAGGATCAAAGACTACAAGTTTAAAAGAACTGTCCGGATACGGCATTGCTGTAAAGTCGGCAACCACATCAGGATGGACTTCCAGCTTACGACCATCGCATAAAACATATTCGACATCACGAATATCTTGGAAGAGAACGTTTGGATTCTTCTTATCAAACCAAAACATCCGGCTTCCACAGCAAGCGTCAAGTATTATTTTTTTGCTCATTACTTTATTGATAGAATACAAAATTATCTTCACATTCTCCGTTCTGATGCGTTATATATTCATTGGTGATGATTTCGGGGTGTTTTGGCAATCGGTAAACTAATCCTCCATACACCCATTCATCGTTTTTTGAGCGTTTCCCTCTGAATTTTATCATTCTCATCCTTTACCTCCTTTCTTCAATTCTGCAATAAGAGCATCAGCACCGCTAATGCTCCACTGGGCTAACGTTTCGCTACTTGCATCCACACACTGATTATGTGAATTGGCTGAAAATCCTTTCATTAGCTCTTTCGCAATCTCGTATCTGCGTTGTTCCCAGTCTATGGCTTTTTCAAATTCAAGTGCTGTTCCGGGTATTTTTCTACCGTCTTTTGTTATGAATGAACCGCATGAAACCAGCATAGTACCTGAAGGTTCAACATCTATGACCTCGCCGGTAGCCTTTACTTTAGCTTTAAGTTTTTCAGCAGCTCTCATTTGTCTCGTGTGTTCTGCTACACAAGTTTTACACCTGTTAGGATATGATTTACTGAACTCTGAAATATGTTTAGTCTTTCCACATACTTCACACTTCTTTACTTCTAAATAATCCATATTTATTTTTTATTTGAATTAATGGTTGTTGGCTCATAGTACTTGCATTTGTCTGTTTCCGGATTGTATGCTGGCCATACCCATTGCAAACGTGTATCGGGTGGATCGGGTAAATAGCGTTTGCAACTCTTGCGGATTGAGCAGGTAACGCCCGAACAATAACTATAATCTGTATTCATCGTCATAATGTTTTTAATTAGTTTACTGTTTTCTGAATGACTGCTCATTGCCGAAATTGATGATTAGCATCATTTCACGGAAACGGTCTGCAATGCGTTCATCGTAATATTCTGAAATCCCTTTTGCCGTAAGATTGGATGAAACCAGCGTGCAGAATTGCTCTTCATACCGGAAAGACAATATATCCATTGCTGCTGTTACGTAATCGCCATAATGAATGCTTTCTTTCGGCTCTGAACCGAGGTCGTCTATTGCGAGTATTTCAACTTCACGCAACCTTTTGTACCGTGCCACATCAGATATATTGTCACGTGTAGGGTTGTTGTATGCTTTTGCCAACAAAACGAGCTCCTTTGCCGGTACTATCATGTATCCGCGTACTGGATATGTATTCACATTACTGCTATATCCTTCATCTGAGCGCAAGTAGTTTATAAGGTTTTGCAACGCACGTAGAATGGTGGTTTTTCCATTACCGGCACCGCCGCATAGAAACAATCCGAAAGTGGAGGCTTCCGATGTAATCCAATTGGAAATGTCCCAAAGGTGCTTTTTGTATTGTTCGGTGGCATTAAATTCCCTATGCCTATGAGCAACTTCTACCCGGCACGCTTCATATAGCATAGCGTAAACTTGCTTGGCGGTATATGGCAATCTAAAACGAGTTACCATATGTTTTCTCTTCATCAGATTTGAGAAGATTACCTCTGCGTTGATTTCTGCTTTCGGGTCTAACTTTATCATCTTTTCTTTTACTTTTATCATTTACAATTCTCAACCATGCGTTGAAGTGCTGTTTGGCATCCTGTAAGGAAGAATGCCGGTCTTTCCCGTCTGCCAGGCATTGCACCCGGAAGTCATCAAGACTGCTGCGCAATAATGATATATCCATGTGATGAAGTACTTGTAGCTGGTCAAGCCAACACTCATCTTTTTTCAGTTCGGCAATTTCTTCATCAAGTGTAAGGGAATAGATTTCACTTGGAGGCGGATTGTCTGGTTTTTGGCAAGCACCTTTGGAAGTCGGAACCGGATCGGGAGCTCTTTCTTCCTGAATGAGTCTATAAGATTCAGGTATAGATACAGACTTTCTTTTGGCGCGGGTACACATTTCCGTATATCGTCGCTGGATTGATGCCGATGTGATAATCCCACGTGATAGTAGTTCTTTATCGAAAAGCCCCACCGAACCGCAGTATTTCACAACTTCCTGCACCGTGTTTTCTTCCAGCCCGAAGTACTCAGCCACGTCAAAGGCAGTATTTGCATCCCACACAAGGAAACAGCCTTGTACTCGGTAAATCTCACACAGAATATAGTCGTACACAGCAATGCCCCGGCATTTAAAATCTTTTTTCAGCCGTTTTATCCGACGGTCTTGGTATCTATCGGTATCGACAGTATAATAATTAAGACCTGTTTTGATGTTTGCCATATTAGACATAGTTTTAAAATTCATTTCTCAAATAATCATCCACTTCACGAATGAAATCATCCAGCGAAAAGCACAGAACATATTTGTATTCTCCGTTTTCACATATTATCTTTTGCCATTCTTTTTGTGATGGAGATTGATAGCCGCCTTTCTTTTTCATTTCAATGAGCAGCGCACCATAATCACGATTGCTTTTCAACAGAATCAAATCGGATACACCGGCTGTTACGCCCTCAGCTTTCAATTTGCCACCTGTAACAGTATCACGTCTTCCTCCGTTCGGCACAGCAAACAACCGGCCTTTTAACTTCGGATACTTCAAATTGAACCACTTTACGCAAGAGCATTGTATGCGATGTTCCTCATCGTCATATTTTTGCTTCTTTTTTCGTTTCCTTTCCATTTGAAGCATTTCCTCAAGTGTCATTGTCGCTTTGCTTTTCGGGTGTAACAATGGTGTCTTTTCCGGTCTTGTCTACTACAACTTTTTTCCCACCAACGGTTATCGTTGTCCTGCAACCTTCGGGGAGAGATTGTATGAAATTTCGTACAACAGGCGAATTGGCATTTTCACTGATGGTATCCGTAATGGACTCATCTGCGGCATATGGATAGACATCCATAATGGCAGTTTCCGCTACCGATGCAATTTGATAGTCGGCCATTGTGCCTTTCATACCCTCATCCAGTTTATTTACTGCATCACGCAAGTCGGCTGCTTGTACCAGTACGTTGGTAGCTGTCTTTTTTTCTGCTCCACTTTTTTCATCTAAGGTAATGAAATACAGCTTGCACTTGAACCAGCGGTCAGCACTGTCTTCCTCACAGGGAAAGAGCTCGCTATAGTTGGCACGTTTAATGTCGGAAACTGTAAACTCACCGGAAATAAAGGGTGTCATTTCTTCAATGATGCGTGCTTCCGCTTCCGTGAAGCTGAGCGCGTCAACCAGATAGGGTTCCGTTACTTTCTTGTTCATTCCGTTATCCATTGTCTTTTCATAACGGATTTTACATTCAAACCACGTGTGCATCATGAGTTCATTTTTTCTTTGAGTTGTTTACTGACTACAAGTTTTACTGTTCGTCTAGCCGGAATGACTACCGTTGTTCTCTTGTAGATATTACGGGCTTTCCTTTCTTTTGTGATATAAGTCTTGATAGTGCCAAAACCACGTATATAGACACTTTCACCTTTACAAAGTGCTTTCTCAATAGCATCAAAAGCACAATCTACGGCTTGAATAGCCTGTGAGCGACTAATAGTCGTATTGTTGATAACATGTTCAACGATCTCAATTTTTCTCATTGTTTTTATTTTTATTAAAATGATAGATCACTATTGTTTGGCCTACAAATCTCAGTTTTGTATTGAGTATTTTCAACTGATTTTTTCATTATGATTCTTGATTTAAATCCGCAGATAGAAGTAGGATGATGGCTGCAATGGCAAAACTCATTCCTAAAATGGCATACGTATATGCTTTAGAGGATTTGGATTCTAAAGCAAAATGAAAGTTAACAGCAAAAATGATGATATTCAAAACAATAAATATTATATCAAAATAGATTCTCATATTACTTTATTTACTGGTTACTATTATTTTTCCTCATAATCACAAATGCTAATAGGGATTCTTGTTAAATGTTAACGAAAGCCCATTTGTAGCGGCTGTTATTTCTATCTCTGGATATAATCTTTCTATTCCATGGATAAACTCCGTAGCATTGCTGTTATTGTCGGACAGATGCAGGAGTAGAATGTTGCATACTTGAGACAGGTCATTGGCTTGCAATGTGAGGAGACAGTTATCATAGGACATGTGCGACTTAATGGTGCGTTCGTAGCGTTTCTTGTCAATGCGCCCGGCAGTGAAATTTGCATCAAGAATTTCCTTGCTATAATTGCACTCCAACATTACATTGTTAAGACCGGGAAATTTGTATTTTAGGAAATAGGTGTCTGTGGCAAACAGCACTGTTCCGCACTCTTCATGACGGATGAGGTATCCGTAAGGTTCCGCAGCATCATGTTGTACAGGGAACGGTATCACTCTAAATCCATTTATCACAACTTGTTCGAATGGCAACAGCCCTTTTGCCCAATAGCTGGAAGAGAAACCAAGCGCATGTTTTGTGCCTTGACTCATATAGCAAGGTATGCAGGCGTTTATAAAATCGCCCACACATTTGGCATGGTCGCCATGCTCATGGCTGACGATACAACCAACAATGCTGTTTAGATTGAAGTCAAGAACCTTTTTTACTTTGTTGAACTTAACTCCGGCTTCCACTGCAAGTACCTCACCAGTCTTTTCAGACTGGAAGAGGTAACAATTGCCTGATGATGAAGAACCTAACACATGAAGTTTCATTTCAAATAGGATTAATAGCCCGGTCCATCATCCTCGGTTGAGGCTTGGTTTTCGGTACTTGTTTCACCTTGGGTCTCTTTAATTTCTCCTGTTTCAGGGTCAACACCTGCCGGAACTTCATTGGAAACCGGAGCTACTGCATCATCAAAACTGATAGTGCCTTTGTTGGCTTGCGTGGAAATTTCTTTCGCAACCTGTTCTGTAACATCGACATAATCGGCGTCCTCTACATTTTCTTCAACGGTACGCATACCCATTGACAGTTCCGGTGAGTATGTAGAGCACCAGAACGAGGCGGCACGGTAACGTAACATCTGTTCGGGCATAGTACGCCACTTGCTGCCGTTTTTGCTATACCAACCCTCATCAATCGCCATTTGTATGGTAACGGCTGTACCACGTAAGGCAAGTGGTGATTTTGATGTAACCGGTTTTCCGTTCTCATCATGCGTAACGCCTTTAGGAGTAGTCCATGCCACACACTTGACATTTGCCACACCGTTATTGCAAACTCCATTTGATGTCAATTCAAACTTCAGTGGTTCAAAGCGTCCACAAGTATTGATAGTGGCAATTAGGAACTTGGACGACCAAGATGGGCGACCATATACAATGTACAAGTTCTGCATTACCATAAGAGGGGATGCTCCAATGCGTGTGGCCACATCGAATGCGATTACGCAGTTGGCTACTGCTTCGGCTTCAGAGACCGTTTTTTTAGGTCCTTCTCCGGTCTTACCGCCAACAACACCGCCAATGCGGTAACTTTCGGGTACAAGACTGGAATTGGCAAACATGGTGGAGAAACGGTTGAGCGTTTCAATGGTTGTCGGGTCAAAGAAGTTGATGCCAGCAGGAACGTTACTTTGATGTGTAACCGGTGCGATTTGTCTTTCGTTCATAATTCTAATAATTAAAGATTTAACTATTTATTTTACTGTTAGTTGACTGTCTGTTGTAACCTGCAAGAATATCATTTGTGCGTTGGAAGCAATGAATGTATTCACGCTTTCGGCACGGTCAATGAACATTGGAGCATAGACTTCGTAATGCCTTGCCAATGTGTTGGTGATGTCAATACCTGCGTTCACTTGCTTTGCTGTATTGCACGTACCATAGGACACACCATCAATTATAGGAATACATACTTCGTATTCGTTTCCGTCAAGAGTGGTATCGAAAAGTTTCCAGTGTACCATGCCAAACAGCGAGTTCAAACGGCTCTCACAATCATCAATGCGAGCTTTGGCAAACTTAGCAGCTATATATTCACGTTTCTCTATGTCGGCTATCTTCTGTGCGAGTTCACGACCTTCCTTTTCAAGACGCTCTATTTCTTTATCATAGTTGGCGATAATGGTACGGTTGTTTAGTTGGATTTCCAAGTTCTTGATAGCAGATTTCACCAACTCGGCACGTTCGGACAGTTCGGTATCTGTCTGAGTATATGTGATATTTGCTATTTCTTTTTCTATCTCATCCAAACGTTTCAGGTTTGCAGCATACGCAGGCAGCTCGTTTTCGTTGATGGCGGACGGTGCTGCTTTCGGGGTGGATTTCAGACGATCATACAGCCCTGCAATACATTCGTCAATGGCAGTAATCTTTTTGGAATGCTCTACAAGTTCTTCATTACGCCTGTTTAATTCCTCTCGGTATGATTCGACTTGTGTCGACAGGGATTTTCCACGTGATCGATTCTCTTTGAGCCTGTTTTGTTTATATTCTTCAAACTTTTGGAGAGCGTCTTGTATCATATTGTCGGGTAAAGGCTGACCGCAATGAGGACAGATATTATCACCGGTGTACTGTGTGGCACGAATGGATGCCCATTCGGAACGTAATTCTTCAAGTCTGTTTGTTGTTCCAGTTATTTCTTCGTTCAAATACTTGATGCGTTCTTTTGCACGGGTAATGTCTATATTGCAATCCGATCGTTCGGAATGAATATTCTTCAACTCTTTCTCGATTTCATTACGTGTTTCGTTCTGCTTATCGGCTTCCTCCTGACGACTTCTCCTTTCTGCAGCAAGAATATCCTTCTGTTGCTGTTCGATTTGCCGTTTTTCACGGTTCAGCGCAGCTTTTTTATCGATGGCAGATTGCTTGCGAGCATCTTCAGAATGCAGAAGTTCGTTTATTTCTTCCAGCTCTTTCTTTTTGTCGGTGAGCATTTCTTCCAATGAGTTCCAATCCTCGGCTTCTGGTTTCATCTTGTCCGTTTGGTCGATACGTGGCTTGATTTCATCCGCTTGCATTTTTAGACGTTTTTTCTCTGCGGCAATCTGCCGACGATAATCCGCCAATGATTTGCCACTCAACATGTCTACGAGAGCGGTAAATTCTGCATTTCCCTGCGCCAATTCGTTGTCTGTTTTGGCTCCGGCAATGGACATTAACACTTCACGTTGAACATCTTGTTTTAACGATAGGAAATACTCGGTATTGGTTAGCATCTTGAAAAGGTTCTCATCAATGATTTCGGCATTTATCCGTTCCTTATACTCATTGACACGAACAGGTACGCCGTCCCATGTGCATTCGGTGACATTCCCCTTGAACACTTCCTCTACTTGTCCACGAGGTTTGACCCATTGCTCCTTATACTCTCGTTTGATGGTAATTTCCGTTCCATCAACGACTAATGTTCCCTCTACGGAGCATTCACAATGCTGTAGGGGATTGCCCTTTTCGTCTGTGGTGCGCAAGTTGAAGTCTTTACGGTCTTTGCTGTCCTTGCCGAAAAGCAGCCAACAGAACGCATCCATGTGCCTGGACTTGCCGAGACCGTTACGACCACAGATACGTGTAACAGTGCCATCTGTATGGAACTGTGTTGTCCTTTCTTTTTCTCCACGCCAGTTGCGAAGCGTGATTGATTTTAGCTGAATTGCTTTCATCTACTTTGATTTTTAATAGTGAAAAAATAGTGGGAGGAACAGGATTTGAACCTGTGTCCTGCTGCATCTTGGCCATTTGGGTACGTACCGCCGCTCTATCCGCTGAGCTATCCTCCCTTATCATTTGAAATAGTCTTGTTGTAACCTTTGTAGTGTACGCAGTTCGATTGTGCGGTATTCAACTTTGCCCGGACGCTTGCAGGGGGTTATTTTACCCTGCTTGCGCCATCTATCCACATTGCCACGCCCAAACATAGCGTATGCTTTTCGCTGGCTGACCATTTCGGGGTCATTGTGTGTATCGGCAAGCATACGGACTACAGAGGACGCTACATCGCGGACGAAAGTGTCATAAGTAACGGATTTATCGGGAAAATCAATAGTGAGCATAGGATTACGGATTAAAGTGAATACTCTGCACGATAATTTTCATCGGTTTTAATGAAATATGTAAGCACTTTTATTAGGGAACGTTTAGAACCGGGCTTGGCAATAGAGTCAACCAGACTTTCTCTCTTTTGCTTGTCTGTAGCAATAAAGATGTAGCCCACGTGTCTTGCTTCCGGTTTAAGAGGCTTGATTTGAGAATTTAATTTTTTGAAATTGATAGACATGATATTGTAAGTTAAGAGGTTATTTGTTTTCATTTTGAAACTCCATCCATGATATACGTACCAGTTTCCATGTGAGAAAGATGAATACAGCTGATACAAGATAGCCAATGAACGATGCGATGTTTCCAAGTATGATATGTGCCACAATGCTGACAACCACCGCAAAAAGCATGATGCAGGATAGTATCAGTTGTGAAATATTTACAAATTTGTTCATGATGGTTACAAATTACGATATTCTGATTACTGTTATGATACGCTTTTCTCGGTCCGTTTCTGTCTGGTACTTACGATTCAGGATAAGTCCGAGGTCGGAAGCCTGAGCACGGACGCTCTTAGTCTTTTCAATGGGGAAAGTAACCGCTTTACCTACTTCCAAATCCGTTAAAGTTGGACGTACTTTTACTTGATTTTCTGCCATTTTATTTGTTTTTTATGGGTTATTGTTTAACTTTATAGTGCAAAACTAATATATTTATTCGTGGCGAACAAATATTTTCGTCATAAAATTTAGTGTATGCGAAATTAAATATTAGTCGACTAATTCAAGTTCCTGTAAATCATGAATTTAGAAATTGTTAGAAAATTGAGCGAAAACAGAGGTGGTGGATTAAAGAAACTTGCTGCTGATGTTGGAATGAGCGAACAAAATCTACATAGATGCATTAGAAACAATAAGATTCAAGCGGCAGACTTAGAGAAGATTGCTTTTCTATTAAAAGCTGACATACGAATTTTTTTTGATGATGAAGTATCAAGACTATCAAATAATACAGTTGAAACAAACGGCGATTTTAGTCCTGCTTCGATGATGGGCAACGTGTCTGTAGGCACAGATGCTATTCTTGTAGAACGAGTGAAGCATTTGGAAGAATTGTTGGCTGAAAAGGAGAGGTTGATTAAGGTTTATGAAAAGTTAGTAGAGGGGAAAAAATGAGATATATAGTTGGAATAATATGTCTTATTACTTCTTTACTGTTATGTGCTTGCAGTGAAGATGACGAGAAAGGCGCTGAACGCTATTCGGGTGTATTTTTGAGTATGGAGGCTATAGATGCTATTACTCCGGAAGATTCTTTTTCTGATGTCATATTGCATAATGTTGAGTTTGAAAAAGTGGAAGTAGGAAAAGGAGAGCCTATAGAAGCTGGTGATTACACTGTGAAGACAGAAACTACTTACGACTTAATCATGCGAGAATCCGAAGCTGATCTGTATATAAAAACAGAAAAAAGAACAGATAAAATGTTTGAGGCAACTTGTGTATATAAATATGTTTTTAAGCAGGGAACTTACGGAGTGATTGAAGTATCAGAAAATGCTATTACGGTCAACGGATATCCATATTGTAAACTTCAAAAATTTACACTAATACGTACTGAGCCAATTGGAGAAAAATATTCCAAACAAGATACAGAGACAGAAAATTACAAGGGAGTATTCTCCTGCAAAAGCAATGGTAGAAGCATAACTTTGTCAAATAGTGATTATATGTTTGAAGCCGCGCTTGATGGTAACGAATGTAGGTTAACAGAATTATCTCCTGAACATAAAAATATTGGCACATTAGAAAAGCAATGAACGGAGAGTACCCATATTGTAAAACAGAGCCTTTTATGGATGAATTGAAAAAAGCCGCATTCAATGCTATCTACAAAGATGGTTGTGATAATTGTGGAGATTGGATAGATACATTGGTAAACTGTTATTCCGAAGAAGTGGTGGACGCTCTTGGGAATAATCCCAATGAGGTTTATGCAGAATTGGAAGATATATGGGAAACCATGGATTATGAAGACCCTCGAACCGGTATTTGCCTAACTTATCAGAATTGGGCAGAATATTTCACAGGGGAGTTTGCCCATACAATCTACAATGAATTGATTAAATCAAAGCAGGTGAACGAACGTAAATAATCCGTTTTAAAGCGTTCAAACCTTTAAGATGATAAAAGTATCGTTTTTCGTATTTGTGTTGATTGTGGCTCATCTATTTGCCTTAAATGGGTAATATATCAAGACTGGTAGCGGCGAGTTCTTCGATAAATGGACGAAAACATTAATCATAATAGGCAGATACGAAGAAATTGAATAAACGAATATTGTTGAGAAGTATTATATAACTCATTGAAAAGTATCTTATTTTGGCAGCGGCGCAGGCTGCAATCGAGGAATAGCACGATATAGCTGATACTCAATAAAATAGGCGGTATGCTTTTCATTTACAAAGGCTTACCGCCTATTGTATTTTTAAAAGGTACGTTCATTCCGCACGGAAAATGAGCGTAATAAACGCAAATGTTTAGAGAATGTTGTTGTGCTTTTCGTTGGGTGTTTAGAGCGTGTTTAGAGCCGTAATTGATGATATGACAGAAAGTTAAGACATTAAAAGCTGTTTGGAATAAATTTAAATAATAACATAATAAAGACATAGAACGATATGGCAACATTTAAAGCGTGTGTTCAAAAAGAACGCAAGGACGGATTTTATCCGGTTTATATCAGAGTTACCCACCATAGGGGGACACAATTCATGAAGACCGACAAGATGGTCACGAAGAAAGAACTTTCCAGAGCGAAAGAAATCGAAGACCCCTACGTGCTTCAGTATTGTGCCGGGCGGATAGTGGAATATAACGAGCGGCTCAACAAAAAAGACATTGAACATTGGACGGTCAAGGAAGTGGTGGATTTTCTTACGAACGGCAATGACGATATTTGTTTTTCGGATTATGCGAGAGTGCATATCGACAGAATGATTGACCGTGGGCAGGAAAGGAATGCCAAGAACTACAAGCTTGCCCTACAACATCTGGAACGGTTCATCGGAACCAACCAAGTGATGTTCGCTCAGTTGACCTCCACGCAGGTGAACAAATGGATAAAGTCGCTTGAACAGACGCATAGGGCAAAGGAAATGTATCCAATCTGTATGCGTCAGGTATTTAAAGCCGCCATGTTGGAGTACAACGATTACGATAACGGTATAATCCGTATCAAAGTCAACCCATGGGTGAAAGTGGAAATACCAACGGCTGATCGTGCGGAGAAGCTTGCCATTACCCCCGAAGCATGTCGGGAGTTCTTTTCATTCCCTCTGCCGGAAAGTAAGATGAAATATCCACAGACGGAGTTCGGGCGTGATGTTGCCATGATGGTGCTTTGCCTTGCAGGAATCAACACGATTGACCTGTACAATCTAAGAAAGCAGGATTACCGGAACGGAATTATCCACTACCAACGGGCCAAAACGAAGAAGTTCCGTGCGGATGGTGCGTATATGGAAATGCGGGTGCCAGCAATCATCCAGCCGCTATTTGAAAAGTACATGAACACGGCAAAAGATGATGAGCGTTTGTTCAATTTCTATCAGCGCATGACTACATCGGACAGTTTTTGCGCCAATGTCAACAGTGGGATAAGGCAATTATGCAAGGCTATGGGAATGCCAAAGGAAGAGTGGTATTCGGCTTACACGTTCCGGCATACATGGGGAACAGTAGCTCAGAATGATGTACGTGCCTCTATCTCGGAAGTGGCGTTTGGCATGAACCATAGCAATGGACACAACGTAACACGAGGGTATATCAAGATTGACTTCTCCCCTGCTTGGGAACTGAACGAGAAAGTAATTGATTTCATTTTCTTCTCCGGTAAGGCTTCTGTACGTGAGCAGAAACAGGAGGATGTGCATTTCCGCTTGTCATACCGCTATATGGTGAATGCGGCTGCATACCACAACGGGCAAAAGGTGGCGGAACTGACCGATGTAGGCTTCAACAATGTGGACGAGGTGATTGCCCAGCTCGTAACTATGCTGCCGGATGATATTCCGAACCGTTCAATGGTGATGTTCAAAATCGTCAACCTCGACAAAGACCAGACGGTGGTGTATCAACGGCAGAAAGGGAAAGGATTCTGATTTTTTTTGTGACTTCACGAAATGATATAAGCCTGCAAGGTATTTTTCTTTGTAGGCTTTCTTTTTAAACTCCCCTTTTATTCCCCCTAAAATCGAAATTTCTCTCACGTGCGCACGCACGCGCGGTAGACGTAGTAGATATATATACTTTACTTTACGGCAAAATACGGGAGTTTTCGCACATTCTTCCGGAATAATCCTGCATTCTTCCCGAATAATTACGGAAGAATGTGCGATTATTCCCGAAGAATCAAATAGTTAATGAAATAAAACAAATGTAATAAAGCGGGTGTTTTAACTTAAAATTTACACCTATTAGTGTACGTTTATAAATTTCGAGCTAAAATTAACATTCATTATTCTGGAATAATCGGCTATTCTTCCGTAATAATTCCCGAATAATGTGGCATTCCTCCCGAAAAAAGCCTTATTCTTCCACCATTATTCGGGAATAATCCTATATTCTTCCGTAATAATCACACATTCTTCCCGAATAATTACGGAATAATGTGCCATTATTCCCGAACGCTTCCTGAACGCTTCCGACTGCTTACAGACATAAAAAAGCGACATTCTCTCGAACATCGCTTCAAAGCAAATCAGTAAAATCGTCCCCTTTTCGGGTTGGGGTTCCCTTGACATGAAGACAATCTAAAGTAGAGGGTAATAGATTATTCTTCCTCGTCTTCTTCTCCGGCAAGTTTGACAAGCTTGTCCTCAATGGTGAGTTTGACCTCGCCATCGTCTATGCTGATATTCTTAGGCATGATGATTTTAATGAACTCTGTCGACACTTTCACCCTGTCTTTGGGGTCAAGTTCCAGGAAGTCCTGCATTATTAGTGGCGTCACATCTCCTTCGGGTATAGTGTTGTGCGCTTCAAGCCATTTCTCAATCATCCCTTTTGCCAGTGCCGTTATTTTGTTGGGCGTACCTTTTTGCCGCCCTCCGGTCTTTTTTCCTATTGCCATAATGATTTGTATGTAAAAAGATAAAATGATGATGCGAAGATAACGGCTTACTTTCGCACGCAAGGTATAACTTTTAATAATCAAAAACTAAAGTCTTATGGGTTTAATAGGAAGTGCCATAGGTGCTGCAGGCAGCATTTTCGGTGGGATCAAGGCATCCAAGGCCATGAAGAAAGCAAAACGTAATGTTGAGGCTCAACGGCAAAAGAATCAGGACTGGTACGACAGGCGGTACAACGAGGATGCCACTCAGCGGGCTGATGCACAACGCATCCTTACGCAAACTGAAGAGAGTATAAAACAACGTAATAAAGCCGCTGCCGGTAGTGCAGCCGTCATGGGCGGTACTGATGAAAGTGTGGCAGCGGCCAAAGAAGCGAACAACAAGGCTCTTGCCGATGCAACATCACAGATTGCCGCTGATGCAGAAGCACGTAAGGACAATATCGAAGCCACTTATATGCAAAACGACAATGCTTTCGTGGAACAGCTTAACGCCATTGAGCAAGGCAAGGCCAATGCCATATCGGGAGCTGTACAAGGAGTAACTAACGCGGTAAGTCAAATGCCTTTCTAAACTATTTCAATATGGCAACAATGGATGATATTTTAGGAAACGGAGGTGGTACGCCTCCGCCCAAAGGTTCTAAGGAATGGCACGAACAGCAGCAAGACGCTCCTTCCGTATCATCCCCGGCAAAGGGTACACAGAAATGGACGGAACAACAAGCAGCTGCGGCTCCTGCCGTTACCGGCTCCCAATCTGAAACGGTCGCTGCACCTCCGGCCAAACAAGCCGATGCGAACGGTGGCAGTCTCTCATACACTGAATTGTACAAAAAACTCAATCCCTATAAACCGCCAACGGACGAGGAACTTGCTAAAGAAAAGAAGAAGCAGAAACGTGAACAGATATTCGCAGCCATTGGTGATGGTATATCGGCACTCTCGAACTTGTTCTTCACCACGCAGTACGCTCCAAATATGTATACCGGTAAGAATACCATGTCAGAACGTACCAAAGTGAGATATGACAAGCTGATGAAAGAACGTGAAGGCAAGGAGAAAGAATATTATGAGGGGCTGATGAGGGCAAGAATCGCTGATGAAGAAAGGGATGACCGTGAACGTAAGTGGCAAAGGCAGCTTGGTCTTGACGATTATAACCGCATACGGAACGATGCCAAAGAGGAACGCGACAGGCAGATGTTTGAATTGAATATCCAACTGCAAGGCAATAAAATATCCGCATCCGAAGCTGAAGCCAAACGCAAAGGAATTGAAGCAAAATATGCAGAAGAACTTGAAAAGGCAAGGCTTGAAACCGAAAAGGCTAAAGCTGGTGCTTCAAAGGCTTCCGCTTCCGCATCCAATGCCAGAGCAGAATATTACAACCGAGGTGGTGGCAGTGGAAAGGCTGGAGAATATCCGTGGTATGACAGCGATGGTAACAAGCATTTTGCACACTCGTATGAAGCCATGCGTCAGAACGCCATAGACAATGGAACATGGAACGAAGAAACTCAGGCTTCGACCACCGAGGTCAAAAGTGGAAGAGGGAAAACCGTCAAGACATCTGAAACGACAAAGCCCGGTAAAGGACATTCTTCTAAGCCACAGAAAAAAAGTCCAACGGCCGATAATAAAAAGAAAAGTCCAACATCATAAATAAAATACTATGCCTGAAGAAAAGGATAAGATAAAAAAACTGTATGATACGTTTGTTTCTGATGGTTACGACATGGAGAGCGAAGAAGATTTTCGCAAGAACCTGTTAGATTCAACCAAACGTAAAGCGGCTTACGACGCTCTTGTAAAAGATGGTTATGATATGGAGCCGTTTGAAGAATTTGAAAGCAATATAGGGTTTGGAAAGGAACGAACCTCATCGCAACAATCGGGAAACAGTGCTTCCGGAACGGTTGAAGAACCCATTTCACCTGCTAATGAACAGACATGGCAACCTACAGAAAAGGAGAAAGTAGCGATGTTGACCGAAACCGACCGTATTATGAACGATGTGAAATCCCATACACAAACATTCAACGAACGCATAGACAATATGCAGGAATATGGGATAAATCCCGGCTTGCAGACCAAAGAGGGAAAGATGATATTCAATCCTGAAAGTGGGAAGTTGGAGAAAACGTTCCTCACTCCTGCCGGAAATCGTTATTACAGCAAGTCATTGGCTGACATGGAAAGCTTTCAGTACCGCCAAGCTGCCGATATGTCCATAGGCGGACAGTTGCGCAAGGCAAACCTCCGGTTGCAGGAGTTGAAAGCCAAGCAAGCGGAAAGAGCATCAGAAGTACACAAGGAATGGGCAGAAGAGACAGAAAACAACAAAGCCCCTCTCGCTGCCATACTGGGAGCTGCCACTTATACGCCCCGCCAACAATCTGACAAGGAAAACCGTGCGTTATCCGTAGCCATTCGTGAAACAGAGGAACTGATTAAGAACCTTGAAGAACAGAAAGATCGTGAAAACGGTGTAGATGTAGGCTTTTGGCGTGGTTTCGGTCGCACTATGGGTGATGTGCGCACGTGGGATTTCGGTATGGGTGATATGCGTGACGCATTTACGATGATGAATGCCGATGAACTGAAAAAAGAAAATGCCACAGAGGGTGAACGTGAAGCGCATGATGCAATGATGGGCGCAATCCATGAGAAGCAACAAGCAGAGGAAAGATACAGCGGAAATGCAGATTTTTGGAACAGAGCAGGTGTAATGACAGGCTATATGCCGTCCTTCATGCTGGATTTCGTATTGACAGGTGGAGGATTTAACGGATTGTCCTCTTTCTCCAAAGGAAGTACCAAACTTGCAACAAAGGTTATAAGCAAAGAAACGGCTGAAAAAATGGCTCAGCAGGGTTTCAAGTCCTATATCAAAGAAAATGGAGCCAAAGGTTTGGGACGGTATGCAAGCGACTGGACCATCAAAGCACTCGGTACAACTGCAGATGATTTGCTTGTACGCGCTCCACTTATGGCCAATACAGTACAGGCAGGGAAAACTACTGCTGACATTATTGACCGTAAACTGGGTGATGTGGTTGTTGATGAGAACGGCAACTATGATTTTTCCAACGACAAGACTTGGGGGGATGCCATTTGGCAAAGTGAAGCCAATGCCATCATTGAGAATTATTCGGAAATGTTCGGTGCGCATCTTGATCCGGCCTTTACTCTTGGGAATATGAGCAAACTCGCCAATGTTGTAGGTGCAAAACGTATCGGTGCAGTGCTTTCAAAGGCTGACGCAAGTGCGTTGAACGGTATCATGGGACAAACTCATCAGATGTTCAACAAAATGGGTGTGAGTGATTATGTCGGTGAGGTTTCGGAAGAATACTACGGACAACTGTGGCGCACCATGCTCAATCTTGATGATGCCTATCAACAGAATCCGGACGGTACACGTACCAATTTGTTTGCCAGTGGCCAATTTCATGGTGACATTTGGGGAGGCATGGCACTCTCTATGGGATTGATGGGCGCAGGAAAACATACTTTGTCTGCTGCAAATTATACTTCCATGAAGCATGGTGTAAATAAAGCGGACGCAAAAGTGAATGAATTACTCGGCAAAGAGGTATGGGAGCCATTAAAGGCGACGCTTGACCTTACTACCAATGAGAATATCGGTGAAGTTGCGGAACTTATTGCCAGTGATAAAGATTTTACCATCAATGAGAAAGCTGCCGTTCTGGATTATATGGAACGCTCGTTGAATTTGCGAGGATTTAACCTTGCTTCTATGGCTCAATCACGTGGCGGCAACCGAAACGAAAGTGTACAACAAGCAAATGACAGTTATCTCGACGGGTATAATATCATTTCTTCGCAGGAGATGAACGATGCAAAGAACATGTATGAGTATCAGCGTGCAAGGGTTGCAGACCTCGTGGATGAGAGCATGTTTGCAATGATTGAAGAAAATCCGATTGCCGCATTAGAGTTTGTGAATGGCAACGAACAATGGAATGATGAAGATAAGGTTTCCGTAATCGATTATATTAATGCCAAGCAGGTGTATAACGGCATGATACAACGTGTACGTGATGATATAGACGGTCGTATCGAGCAGAGCAACTCAATGATAGATGCACGTGTGAACCATAATACCGGCATGATACAGGGGGCAACCATGAAGCAGGATGAGCGGAAGGTGTATGTAATCAGCGGCAAGCTTGTACCGTATGACGATGGTAGCGGTGTGAGCGTAACTGATTCGGACAACAGCATCATCATTCGCGATTCGGAAACCGGCGCACTTGAACAAGTATCACCTGATGCAGTATTGTCTCTTGATGAATCGCAAGACCCTAACGAGCAAAAAGAATTGGCAGAACAAGCCATTGTGGAGCAGTTCGCACGTGAAGCGGCTGATAAGATAGACGGTAAGGTTACATTCAATTCGGGTGATGCCTATACTATTACCGGACAGGATGGTTCACAGATGCAAGTACAGGTTATAGCCAACGAGGACGGTATTGTGGATAATGGGGACGGCACAGTTAACGTATCGGACGGCGTGAATATCTTCCCGTTGGCAAAAGAAACCATACAGCAACAGGCTGATGCGGCAAATTTGGCACGTGTGGCGCAGTTCGAGCAGCAGAGAACCATTGAGAATGCCGAACGGAAACAGGAGATGCAAGAGGCTGAAAGACCACAATACGCCCTCAATGACATTGTTTCGCTTACCGATGAGAACGGCGTTACCGTCCGTGGCAATATCACAGCAGATGCCGATGCGGACGGCAAGTATGAGGTATTTACCGAAGCTCCTATCAACGGAAAGCGTGTGAACCTGTTCACTCGTGATGAACTTGACAATATGCTGTTGGAGCATAACGGAGTGGCATTTGAACATCCTGCCGAAAATGAGAGCAACAATGGTGCGGAAAATATTCCCGAAAATGATAACAATGCCCCTCAAAATATTCCTGCCATGCAGAGAATACCAAAGGATGAGCAGGGAGATCCACTATATGAGCAGGCCGACAGCGACACAGCTTGGGATGCCATTGTGGAGCAGACTGAGGGTGATGAGGATATGGCACAGACCGTAGCCGATGGAATGGTTGCCGACAAGGAAGAAGCCTTGAAGAAGTTGGAGAAAGCCAAATCGAAAGGTGGCAACTCCATTGCCGAAAAGATTGCTTCCGAGAAAGAACGCAAAGCGGCGATTGATGCAGCCAAACAGGAATTGCTCGTTTGGCAGAAGATAGCCGGTACCGCCAAACGCAGAAAAATGGAAGCGGATGATGAACGCAGACGTATTGCCGATGAAGCAGCCGCATTGCGAAAGGCAGAAGAAGAAAAGTTACGTGCCGAACGTGAGGAAGCGGAACGCATCGAGCGTGAAGCCCTGAACGGAGTGCCGGACATGGTGGACGACAAGCCGCAGGATGCACGGGCAAGAGGTTACAGACGCATGAACGGTCATAAGATAGACAGACAAGAGCCTGTGCAGGCATTGCAGGGAAAGGAGGTATCCGTAAAATTCAGTGATGATGCCATTGTAGGTGGTCGTGTAGCCGTGATTGATGTAAACTTGTTGCAACCGAGCCATATTCAAGGCGTGCGCAACCCTCTGCACTTTATTGACGAAGCGCAGCCAAAAGAACGGAATGACGAGGCAAGTGTATTGTCTGCACGAAAGATTGCCGGAGACATACGCCCCGAAGAAATCACATCTTCTGTTACCGCCTATACAGGCGCACCTACCGTGAACGCACGGGGCGAAGCCATACAGGGCAATAACCGAAGTGACGCACTTCGTATCATGTGGGAGAACCATCCGGAACAGGCGGCTCTTTACAAGCAGTATCTGAAAGACCATGCGGAAGAATTTGGATTACAAGCAGAAGACATTGAGGCTATGGAGCATCCTGTCCTCGTGAACATGGTTGATGTGGACGATGCAGAGGCTATCCGTCTTGGCCAGTATGTGGCACAGGACACAGAAAGTGGAGGTGTTGAACGCATCAAACCTAAAAACGCCTTGCAGCGCATGGGAGCCGAAATGCGTTCGTTTGCCAACTTGCTGCTTAGGACTTCGGATGATGAAATGTCATTTGCCGGACTTGTGGATTCCAATGGTGCAAATGTTTTGAAATGGATGAGCCAAAGAGGTTTCATTACCCCCACACAATACAAGAGTGCGTTTGACAGCAAGGGTAACTTGACTCCCGAATCCAAGAATGATTTGCGTGGTATCATGTATCAAAGCATTTTCAAGGACGGTAGTACACGGTTGGAGGAAATGTTCAACGTATTACCGGTAAAAGCACAAAAAGCTATTCTTGCCACTGCTTTTCGTGATTATGATAGTCCGAACAGTGAACGAATGGTAGATGAGATACAGAATTCCGTTCGTGCTTACTATGCTTTGTCCCAAGATAAAATGTTTGCAGAGGCAAAGAACTTCAAGGAAGCACGTACTGCCATAGAAAGTTGGAAACGCCAGTATCAAATGGATGATGTCATTGGGGAAAGTTATCTCCCTGCTGATAATTTCAGTAACTTTGTCCTGCATTTGGCCGCAATGTATAAAGGTGAAAGCCAAAGCTTCATTCAAAATACATTCGGCAAGATTTATGACCTTATACAAGGTACACAGGAAGAAACTCTGTTCGAACAACCGGACAATACCCCTCGGACGCTCGTACAGGCTATTAAAGAAGCATTAAATTTAGATTACAATGGACAACAACGAAGCAATGTATTGGTTGGCGATACTGCAACAAGCCAACGAGGGCAGCAAGGAAGCAATGGAACTCTTGCGCCAAGAGAACGAGTTGAGAACAGAAATGGGACAACTGATGATACAGGAAGAACTGAAAGCATTGGTGGACAAAGCGAAATAGAATCTTCTTTATCACAAGAAGAAATGCTGTTTTCTGATGATACTGACAATCAACTTAGTGCAAAAATAGCAAGACGTATTGAAGTTCAAGAAGATGATTGGATTGAAAGCGGAAAGTATGGCGATACTTATAAACAGACAATTATTGTTGATGGTACTCATAAAGTTATAAAAGTTGATGCACCTGATACGAAAGGTAATTATATAGGTAGCGCTTATGAGTATGACGGTCAAACATTCGGAGATTTATTGGATGTTCTTAATTATATTGATGCATCTTTGTCTTTAGCCAATGCTGTTGCAGTGGCAGAGAAAGAAACCGATACTACTCCTACGGAGAAACAGAAAGAAGCAGGCAATTATAAGAAAGGTCATGTGCAGGTTGGTACATTCAATATCACCATTGAGAACCCGAAAGGATCCGTTCGTAGTGGAATAGACACAGAGGGCAACAAGTGGGAAACAACCATGCAGAACACCTACGGCTACATTCGTGGCACGGAGGGCGTGGATGGAGACCACATAGACGTGTTCCTCTCTGATGATATTGACGGGTGGAACGGACGCAGGGTGTTCGTGGTGGACCAGTATAATGAGGACGGCAGCTTTGATGAGCATAAGGTAATGCTTGGTTTCAATGAGACTGACGATGCCGAGGCAGCTTACTTCGCGAATTATGACAGCGACTGGGCAAATAATCACAAGACAGTGGTAACTGCCGTAAACTTGGAGGATTTCGAGAAATGGATAGATAGTAGCCACCGGAAGACAAAAGCGTTTGCAGAATACAAGTCAGTCAAAAGTGTTGAGGAACAGAGTTCAGGTACACAAGTCGACAGACTTTCTGAAATCAAGTCACGCATTGAAGAACTGCACAAGGAACAAGAAGCCGCACATGGTCAGAGTGATATATTTGAGGAAGCCCGCATTATTTCCGAAATAAACGACCTCTTTGCTGAACAGCGGAAGTTAGAACAAAGCAATTCCAATGAAGAAACGACAACACCGACTGATGCTGCATACACCATTACTCCGGCACAGTACACCACCAAAAGAGGTAAGGTGTTGGATATGCACCTTGTGAAGTTCAATAATGAATTAAGAGATACTGTTCGGAAGCACACCACAATGTTTGCCAAACAACTGAAAGGCTGGTGGAACAAGGAAAAGCAAGGCTTCATGATGCGGAGCAAGGAAGATGCTGAACGCTTGGCAGAATATGCAACCGATGCACAATCACAACCACCTTTGTCTTTGTCTGATTTGTCAGAAGTAAATGACGGCAATGTGCAGTTTGCTGAGTCTCAACTTTTGGAAACATCTAAGCAAGAAGAAAAGCAGGAATACAGCCCAGTGTGGCAATATTCTGTTTCCGTTGACAAGAAAACCGGATTGACCACGTTGAAGCGCGATGATGTGAGTGGCCCTATCCCTATCGGGGATGGACGTTTCAATTATACGGCAAACAGTCCTGAAGAAATGTTGGAGATTGTACGTAATCCCAAGAATTTCAATCAGGAACTGCGTGACGCTGTTGAAACCATTCTTGAAAACAAGGTTAAGATTAGGGAGATTGTACGTACAGAAAAAGCGGAAGCCACAGAGCAAGAATCTAAGCCTGAAAATAATCCGAGTGGCAACCGTCTTGTTACCGATGAACGCTATGCAGAACTCCGTGAGCGTATGCGCAAGAAGTTGCTCGGTCAAATGAACATGGGCATAGACCCTGAAATACTTGCCATTGGTACGGAGATGGCTGTTTACCATTTGGAGAAAGGTGCACGCAAATTTACCGAGTATGCTACAGCTATGGTTGCAGACTTGGGCGATGCCATACGCCCTTACCTTAAAGCATTTTACAATGGTGCGAGAGATTTGCCGGAGGTGGCAGAGAACGGACTGGATGCAGACATGACTCCATACGATGAGGTACAACAATTCGATGTGGCGAATTTCGATAAGAAAAGTATTGATGCGCTTGCTACCGCCGAAACCGTAACAAGAGAGACCGAGGTGGAGCAAGAGGCAGAGATTGCACAGGAACGCATCAAAAAAAGTCGCCCTGCACGTAAGAAGAATGAGAAAAAAGCAGTAAATTCACAGCAGTCAAATGAACTGGGCTTGTTTGACGATCTGATTGATAACAATAAAAACAACGAACATGGATTACAGAGAACTGATGCAGAACGCTCCGAAGGAGTGTCAGCCAACGGTAATCGACACGGACAAGGATTATCAAGAGGCACTGAAACAGGTAGCGAAAGCGAACAACAAGCAGGTAGAGGGACTGACAACGAAGGAGAAAGAACAAGCGATGCAGTCAATAGGATTGTGCGACCTCGACTTTCAGATGCCATAACTGAGAAGAAGAATACCCATAACAACCATTCGGAACGTGGTAAAGACCACGCTCCGACATCAGTAGATGCCCGTATCGAAGCCAATATCAAGGCTATCGAACTGGCAAAACAGTTGCTTGAAAGCGGCGAACAGGCTACAGAAAAACAGATGCAGACCCTTCGCAAGTTCAGTGGCTGGGGTGGCTTGGGCAAGGCTTTCAACGAAGGTACATCGTATGCTCCTAATCCCATTGCAAAGAAGCTCCGTGAGTTGCTTGGTGAAAAGGCATATCAAGAGGCCGTAATGAGTGCAAATAGTGCCTATTACACTCCGGCATACGTTGTGGATACGCTTTGGGACATTGCCGAACAAATGGGCTTCAATGGTGGAAACATTCTTGAAGGTTCTGCCGGTATCGGCAATATCTTGGGACAGATGCCTACAAACATCAGTGAGCGTAGTGACATCCATGCCATAGAGATTGACAGAACTTCGGGAGGCATCCTCTCGCTCCTCTATCCTGATGCCAAAGTGGAAATACAGGGCTTTGAACAGACCCGCATACCTAACGGCAGTGTGGATTTGGCTATTACCAATGTTCCTTTCGTTACCGGACTCCGTGTGAATGACACCACCGGTGACAAAGACCTGTCGAAGAAATTCCACAACATACATGATTTCTGTATAGCAAAGAATGTGCGTAAACTGCGCGAGGGCGGTTTGGGCATCTTCATTACGTCCAACGGTACGCTTGACAACAGCAAGAAACTCCGTGACTGGATTGTGAACGAGGGCGGTTCTGACTTCGTGGGTGCTTTCCGTATGCACAACAAGACTTTCGGCGGCACCGGGGTAACCTCCGACATCGTTGTTATCCGCAAGCGTGTGAACGGGCAGAAATCCGCCCATGTCATTGATGTAAGCGATGTGAGCGGAGAGCGTATGGCAGAATATGATACTGGGGAAACACGCAAGGTCAAAGGCAAGGAAACACCGGTCATCAAGCAACTTTCGATGGACTACAACCGCTATTTCATTGAACACCCCGAAAACATGGCTGGTGAAATGCACTTTGCATTTGAGAAAGGCGACACATTCCGCCCGACAAGCAAGGGTTTGTATCCTGCACAGGATAAGAAGCAGGAGCAGATGTTATCTGAATTTGTCCATTCATTCAAGGCAGAGGAATTTGGCGAACGCAATGCCGGACCGGTTACCGATGTAATGCCCGACAAAAAGATTGGTGAGATATTTATCAGAGATGGCAAACTGTTTATCAACTCGACAGCCAGTGCACAACCTCTCGAAGTGAATGCCAATAAGGTAAAAGGGCATACGAAAGTGGAATGCTTCGAGGTGTACACCGCCATCAAGGAAGCTCTTGCGGAAGTTCTTTCCTATCAAACCGAGAACGAAAGCGATGAGGGGCTAAAACCTTTGCTTGACAAACTCAACAAGACATACGATGATTTTGTCGGCACATACGGACACTTCAACAAGAACACCGCCATTGCGTTTCTCCGCAATGATGTGGACTATGCCAATGTATTCGCTCTTGAAAAGTTTGAGGAAACGGCAGATGAAAAAGGAAACCGGATACAGAAATTTGAAAAGACCGATGTATTCAGCAAACGTGTCGTTGAAAAAGATAAAGAACCCACCCCGGCCAATGTCAAGGACGGTATCATTGCAAGTATCTTCAAATTCGGTCGTGTGGACATACCATATATCGCCGAACAACTTGGCACAGGCATCGAAGATGTGAAGAAAGAAATCATCGAGAGCGGCTACGGTTTCGAGGACCCAGTAAGCCGACAGATGGAAGCATCGTATCAGTATTTGAGTGGAAATATCCGTGAAAAACTGCGTCAGGCAGAAGAAAACAACGAGAATGGGGAATTTGACCGCAACATCAAGGCATTGCAGGAAGTCATGCCAATGGAAATCCCCGCACATCTGATAGACTTTACCCTCGGCAGTTCTTGGATTGATCCGAAACTATATGAAGATTTCGTAAAGGAACGAACGGAAGTAGATGTCCGTTTTACAGCAGTAGGCGGTACTTGGTTTATGAAAGAGCCATACTTTACCAACTACGAAAAGAACCGTGCCATGGGCGTGACCAGTGAAATGCTCGGTCGAACCATTATGGGACACACCCTTATAGAAGCCGCCATTCAGAACAGAAGCATCACGGTTTCCACCACCAAGAAACACTATGACGGCACAACAGAAACAATTACCGACAAGGAAGCGACACAGGCTTGTGCCGCCAAGATTGATGAAATCCGTCAAGATTTCAAGGATTGGGCAAGGCAGAAGATGCAGAGCGACCCGGAAATGTCGGAACGTATGGAACGTATCTATAACGATATGTTCAACAACTTTGTGCCTATGAGCATACCGGACGAGTTTGTGCCGGAGTATTTTGGAGGTGCTTCACATAAATTCAAGATGCGTCCTCATCAAGGCAGAGCCATCGTGAGAGGCACACAGCAACCGTTGTTGCTTGCTCATGAGGTAGGAACAGGAAAAACCTTTACCCTTATTTCCACAGCGATGGAAATGCGCCGTTTAGGTACTGCCCGCAAACCGATGATTGTAGTGCAGAATGCCACCGTCGGGCAATTTGTTGCAAGTGCAAAGGAACTGTACCCGAATGCCAAGATACTGACACTCGAAGAGGCAGACCGAAGCGCGGAGGGCAGAAAGAACTTCTATGCCAAGATACGCTACAATGACTGGGATATGATTGTCGTTCCGCAATCGACCTTTGAATTTATTCCCGACAGCGAGGAAAGAGAAATGACTTTCGTGCAGGACAAGATTGAGGAGAAGATGCTCATCCTTGAACAGATGAAAGAGGAAGACCCGGACGGAAAGAACATGATTACCCGGCAAGCCGAACGTGAAATCGAATTGTTGGAGGAACAGCTTGCCGGACTTGCAGACAATGCTTCAAAGAAACGCACCGCCAACGATGAGAAAAAACGTGCCGTAGCCTTGCAGAATGCAGAAGTCAAGGCAATGGAAATGCTTGACCGCCGTACTGACGATGTGGAGAACTTTGACGACATGGGCATTGATGCCCTGCTTGTGGATGAAGCCCACGAATACAAGCACCTTGGATTTGCCACTGCCATGCAGCGTGGAGTGAAAGGTGTGGACCCGTCATACAGCAAAAAATCACAAGGCGTATTCTTGAAAACACAGGCTGTTTTAGAAAAGAACAACGGACGAAACGTAATCTTTGCCACAGGTACGCCTATCAGCAATACCGCTGCAGAGATTTGGACGTTCATGCGCTATCTCATGCCTGCCGATACAATGAAAGAATACGGTATCTATTACTTTGATGACTTTGTACGCAACTTCGGTAACATTCAGCAAATGTTGGAATTCACCACAAGCGGAAAGTTCAAGGAGAACAATCGCTTTGCCGGATACGTGAACCTGCCCGAACTGGTGCGTATATGGTCTGGAGTGTCCGATACTGTCCTTACCAAAGAAGCCGGTGGCGTAAAGGACAAAATACCTGAAATGGAGGGAGGAAAGGCACAAGACCTCTATCTGCCACAGACACGTGCATTGCGTAGTATCATGAAGTTCGTAAAGAGCGAACTTGAACATTATGAGCAGATGAGCGGCAAAGAGAAGAAAGAGAACAGCCATATTCCGCTCACTATGTACGGTATTGCCAAAGCTGCTGCCGTGGATGCCCGATTGGTGCAGTCAGATGCAGAGGACGACCAAAACAGCAAGACCAATGAAGCCGTGCGCCAAACTTTGCGCTCTCTGAAAGAAACAGCCGACTACAAAGGTACGGTTGCCATTTTTGCCGACAATTATCAAAATAAGCAGAGCGGCTTCAATCTTTATGATGACATCAGAAATAAACTGATCGCAGAGGGAGTTCCTGCTGATGAGATTGTAGTAATGAGGTCGGGAATGACTGTCAAGAAGAAACTTGAAATCTTTGAAAAGGTAAACCGTGGTGAGGTTCGCGTGATTCTCGGTTCGACCTTTACGCTCGGTACAGGCGTGAACATTCAGGAACGACTGCACACGCTGATACATTTGGATGCGCCTAACCGTCCTATGGACTATACCCAGCGCAACGGACGCATTTTGCGACAGGGAAATTTGCATAAGGACATGAACAAGCCTGTACGCATCTTGCGTTTCGGAGTTGAGGATAGTTTGGATGTTACCGCCTACCAACGATTGAAAACAAAGGGAGCGATTGCCGACAGTATCATGAACGGCAAGCAGATGATGAACAACAGCATGACCAACCGTGTGCTTGAAGAGGAAGAAGATGTGTTTGGCGATACCGTTGCGCAGCTCTCCGGCAGTGAGTATGCCATGCTGAAAAACAATGCGGAAAAGAACGTGCGTAAATATGCAAGCCGCAAAAAACAATGGGAAACAGACCAAACTTATATCCACAATGCCAAGCCAAGGTTGAAAGCCTTTATCAAGGATGCGGAAAAGCGCATTGAGGATAACGGCAGATACTTGGAGGCTGTACGTTCGTTATTCCCCGATGGACAATTCAAGGAGATTGTAACCGGGAAACATCGTTTTGCTTCTGTTGATACAATGGATGATTTCTTCAAGGAACACAACAAGAGTATTCTTGCAGAAATGAAGCAGATGAAAGACGGTGAGATTTCAGGAGAACAGAAACGGGAACTGATTATACAGATAGGCGATTTTTCATTTGTGGTCACAACAAAACTGACAAGGAAAACCATGAGTGACGGTGCAACACTTTTCAATGATGTTGAGCGTAGAATGACCTACTCTTGCCTTGAACTCGGCATTGAAGATGTGCCGGTACGCCAAAACCTGCTTCGCAATGCCATTGAGGATATTACAGACAATGTGATTACAGGAAAGGATTTTGCCGAGAGATTGAGTGCCGGAGAGCGAAGCAAAAAACATAATGAAGCCGATTTGAAAGAACTCCTGTCAAGAGAGGGCAAGCCATTCGAGTATGAAGAAGAATTGGCACAGGCGAAAGCACAGTTAGAGGAATATGCCGAACTGATGAAGAAAGAGTTGGAGGAAAAGGAAGCCAAATATGCTGAAATGGATGCAAGCGTGGAAACAGTCAACGACATTACAAATACTGATGAGGATGATGTCTTATATCGCAGCGATGATACGATGTATCGCATTCGCGAAGATGCCGCACCCAAAAATACAGGTATTGGATACAAGGTGTTTGTTTTGAAGAACGGCGAATTGTATCCGCCTATGGTTGCCAATCCGAACGGAGAAGCGACACCGGTCGGTGTATGGCTGGATGCTGATGCTGCACCGATAGCCGGACAGAGCAAGACTGGGCGCAATCAAGTCAAGGCCGGAGGAAAAGGCACACAAGGCGGTAGTGGTAAACTTGCCTATCGTCCCGGATGGCATTTAGGGGTCATTCCATACGCATTGCAGTTTAACCGCATTGATGAGAACGGAGATAAAACCCTGTTCCCTGCCAATTTTGTTTGGGCTGAGGTGGAGTATGCCAATGACGTGGACTATCAGGAAGAAGCCATGAGTTATGGTTACAACAAGAACGGCAAGTTCCAACACAGTTATGCCGGACTTCCAAAGATTCCTGAAAATGGTGCGTACACTTACCGTACCAATCCTAATCCAGAAACAGACCCTTGGATAATCACAGGTGCTATGCGTGTCAAACGCTTGCTTACTCCGTCTGAAGTTGATGAAATGGTCAAGGAGGCAGGTCGTGAGCCTCAACGCAGACAGGAAAATGCTGTTACCGATGCAGAGATTGCCGCACTCAATGCAGAGATTGCAAATGACTATCGTAACGGTATTGGTACATATACCGATGATGAAGTCAGTTATGAGAATGACCCAGTAGCAAAACTGCTCGGCCAGTCAAGGAGAACGGCAAAGCAGCGGAGGGAATTTGCACAGCGTGAACGCCAAAGAATGGCAGAACGTGTGGAAAGCCTTGCAGAGAAACTGCATCTTGACAATGTGGAGGTTGTTACTGATGCTTCCGTCTTGGATGGGAAAAAGCAGCGTGCAAAAGGCTTCTACTCGAAGAGTACAGGGAAGATAACCATTGTCATTCCCAACCATACAAGTACGTTTGATGTTGAACAGACACTGCTGCATGAGGCTGTGGCGCACTATGGTTTGCGCCAGTTGTTCGGAGAACATTTTGATACATTCCTTGATAATGTATTCAACAATGCCGATGAGAACATACGCAGACGCATTGTAGATATGGCTGCAAAAAACGGTTGGGATTTCCATAAGGCTACCGAAGAATATCTTGCTTCGCTTGCAGAAGATACTGAATTTGAGAACATCAACGCAAGTTGGTGGCAACAGATAAAGGATTTCTTCTTGAATATGCTTCATAAGATAGGCTTTGAGGATTTCAGAGGGGTTACTCTATCGGACAACGAACTTCGCTACATCTTGTGGCGCAGTTACGAGAACCTTGCGGAACCGGGCAGATACAGAAACATATTGGGAGAAGCCGCTGATGTGGCAAAGCAGTATGAACTGAAAGTCGGAAATTATGCGGTTTCCGACCCACATCATCAGACTGTTGCAGAAAGTGATGATGCACTATACCGTACCGGTGACCCGGAAATACATGAAAGGGAGTTGGCTCGTGACCGTTATGAAAGGCGTGTAAAAAGCGGTATGTTCCAATCACAGGAAGCATTACAGGACAGTATGCTCGGCTTGAAAGAAGCCATGACTGCAATCCTTGGCAAGGAAACAAACATTGAGGATGTGGACGGATTTGAAAACGCATACTTGGGAGAAAACCGTCTGTCAAGTGTGAACAAAGCCGAAGCCGATGCATTTGCCCACACCCTGTTCAAGCCCATGCTTGATGAGGTTGCCAAACTTGCCAGGACTGAGGCAGAGCGTGAGGAATTGACTGATTACATGATGGCGAAACACGGACTTGAACGCAATACATATATGCGTAATGAAGCAATCAATAACGGAGCAACCGATGCAGACCAAACCGACTATGCCGGACTTACAGCCCTTACAGGTATGGATAATGTTACTGATGCCGAAACGGAAGCACAGATAATGGTTAACGATTACGAACAGGCACACGACACTACCGACCTTTGGAAAAAAGTCAATGCCGCGAGCAAAGCAATACTTTCAAAGTCATACGAATGTGGCATGATGAGCAAAGCGACCTTTGACAAGATTTCAGATATGTATGATTTTTACATTCCACTACGTGGTTTTGACGAAAAGACCAGTTCTGAAGCATACGCATATCTGACGCACAAGCAAAGTGCATTCAATGCTCCTATCAAGAAAGCGGAAGGACGCAGGTCGAAAGCGGATGACCCGTTTGCCAACCTGCAATCAATGGCAGAAGGTGCTATCATGCAGGGCAACCGGAACAAATTGGTAAAACAGCGTTTCCTTAATTTCGCCCTCAACCATTCGAGCGACCTTGTCAGTGTGAGCGACATTTGGGTAGAATACGATACGGTGGCCGACGAATGGAAGCCAGTGTTTCCTGACAACATAGACAGTACAGATACTCCCGAAGTGGTGGAACGGAAGATGCTGGACTTTGAAACTAAAATGGAGTCATTGGCGCAGCAATATCCTGACCGGTACAAGCACGGCAAGGATACCGTGAATATTCCTTACCGTATTGTGGAAAGCCGGGATATGAGGCAGCACCAAATTGTAGTGAAACGTGGCGGCAGGGACTATGTGATTACCATTAACGGCAATCCCCGCGCAGCACAGGCACTGAACGGACAGACAAATCCCGACAATGATATGTCGGGGGCAATCGGAGCTATTCTCCGTGCAGGAGAAAATATCAACCGACAGTTGAGTGCGTTCTATACCACACGTAACCCAGACTTCATTGTATCGAACTTCATGCGAGATATGCTATACACCAATACCATGACTTGGATAAGGGAAAGCCCGAACTACGCACTGCGTTTTCATCGGAATTATATGTATGCCAACCCTGTAAGAATAAAGCAACTCTTGGCTAAGCACCGCAAAGGGACACTTGACATGAGTAACAAGACGGAAGCGATGTTTCATCAGTTCATGATGAACGGAGGAGAAACAGGCTATGCCAATATTCGGGACATTGAACAACATAAGAACGACATACGCAGGGAACTGAAAAAATCGAACGGCAAGATTCCTGTAAAAAAAGCATGGGACTTGTTGGGCGAACGTTTCGACGAGTACAACCGAGCCGTTGAGAACTGCGCCCGTTTTGCCGCTTTCATGACATCACGCGAAATGGGCAGGAGCATTGACAGAGCCATCTATGATGCAAAGGAGATAAGTGTAAACTTCAACAAGAAAGGCAGCGGAGCAAAATTCTATGACAGTACAGGGCAGACAAAGGCTGGTAATGCCAGTGCATTGGTATCGGGACTTGGTCGTAGCGGCTATGTGTTTTGGAATGCAGCCATTCAAGGTACGGCAAACTTTGGACGACAGATGAAACGCCATCCTGCCAAAGCTTTTACAGGTATTGCGGCGATGTTCCTTCTTGGTGCCATTGTTGCCTACTTGGGTGGCGATGATGATGACGATGATGACAAGAACGCATACTATAATCTTCCCGAATATGTAAGGCGCAGCAATATTCTTTTCAGGGCAGGAAACAGTTGGGTATCAATTCCTCTTCCGGTAGAATACAGGGCTGTTTACGGCATGGGCGAACTGATGATTTCCGTTCTTAACGGAAAGGAACATCTTACAGGTGAAGAAATTGCCGAAGCCATAACAGGACAGGCTACACAGATATTACCTATTGATTTCTTGGAGGGCGGCGGAGGATTGAATGCCTTTGTACCGAGTGCCTACAAACCCTTGTGGGAAGCCTACGTTGCAGAAAAGAGTTGGACGGGTATGCCACTTTATAAAGACACACCTTACAACAAAGATATGCCCGAATGGACAAAGGCGTATAAGAGCGCCAATAAATACATTGTCGGATTGGCCAATGCCATGAATGAAGCTACGGGTGGAGACCCATATACAAAAGGAACGATTGACTTTAATCCGGCAAAGATTGAATATATGCTGAACGGTTATTTCGGTGGCGTGTTCGGAACAATCGACAAATTGAGCAAGACCGCAGAAACCATTACAGACAACCGAGAGTACGACCCTCGCAGCTTCTTGTTGGTAAACAGACTGGTCAAAGCCGGGGACGAACGCACCGAGTACAGGGCTGTGAACAATGAGTATTTCCGATTGAAAGAGGAGCATGACCGATTGAAATCCAGATTAAAACACTATGAGGAAGATACCGACAACGACATATTTGACTATGCGGAAAAGATTGATTTCCTTTACAATTCACCCGAATACGAGCGGTATGAAATTTTTGAGGATTATCATAGGGATATTGACGACCTCTATAATGAACTGAATGACACAGTTGATGATGAGGAACGTAAGAATATTGAGGCTGAATTGAATGAACTCAAAAAGGAAATGATAGAAGAAATGAACAAAACCCGTAAATAGTTAAACATAGGATGATTGCCCAGAGCAGTATATTTGTTCCGAGCAATCATTAAAATGATAAAAATATGCATGTAAATAAAAGCGAAAGAAAATTGCTGCCAATGAGCCGTATAGCTCCGGGAAGAAATGATGCCGCCGAGATAGATACTGTTGTTTCTGCAAAACGTTATGGTGACCGCAGGGCATTTGACATTCTTATGGAAGCACAATACTATTGGAGCCAGATGGACGACTTTCGGAAAGACCGGGAGCGAAACAAACGCTATACCTATGGTTTCCAATGGGACGATATGATTTGTGTGGACGGAAAATCCATGAGCGAGGAAGAATACATTAAAAGTCAAGGCAACGTGCCTTTGAAAAACAACCTTATCCGTAGGCTTGTGCGAAGCGTGCTTGGCGTGTATCGAAGCCAAAGTAAAGAACCGACCTGTACCGCACGTGATCGGGATGAACAGAAACTTGGTGAAACGATGAGTACGATACTTCAATGCAACATGCAGCTTAACCGAATGAACGATGTATACGCCCGAACTATGGAAGAGTTCCTGATAAGCGGTTTTATCGTTCACCGTAAATCGTACGGTTGGCGTAATGGAAAAGAGGATTGTTGGACGGACTATGTACAACCCAATAATTTCTTTATCGACAACAACATGAGAGATTTCAGAGGTTGGGATGTTTCCGTGCTTGGAGAAGTTCACGACATTTCTTTCGGACAGTTGTGTGAACAGTTCGCATCAAGTCCGCAGGAATACAGACAATTGCGCGACATTTACAAGTGGGCGGCAAGGAAAGATTACATAGCCACATACGCGGAGCGTTTCGGGTATAGCCGCTTGGAGAACTACGATTTTCTATTCACAAGCGAGCCGGGACGATGCCGTGTGATAGAGATATGGCGCAAGGAGCAAAAACCGAGATACCGTTGCCATGACTACCAAAACGGCGATATTTTCAAAATAGACGAAGAAGATTACGCACAAGTGGTGCTTACTGAAAATGAAGAACGTATGCGTATGGCCAAGGAAGCCGGTATGCCGGAAGATGAGGTTCCGTTGATAAAAGCTACTTGGTTTGTGGACGATTATTGGTATTTCTATTACCTTTCTCCTTTTGGCGACATATTGAGGGAGGGGGAAACGCCTTACGAGCATGGAAGCCATCCATATGTTTTCAAGGCATATCCGTTCATTGATGGTGAAATCCATTCATTCGTTGCTGATGTAATTGACCAACAGCGATATACCAACCGATTGATAACCCTCTATGACTGGATAATGCGGGCGAGTGCCAAAGGCGTGCTGATGATGCCCGAAGATTGCTTGCCTGATGGTGTGAGCATTGACGATATTGCAGAGAGCTGGACGGAATTTAACGGTGTCATCGTATACAAGCCGAGCAAAAGCGGAAAAGTGCCGGAACAGGTGGCCAATAACTCCACAAATATAGGCATTGCGGAACTGCTTAATATGCAACTCAAATTTTTTGAAGATATATCGGGAGTTACGGGCGCATTACAAGGAAAGCCCGGGTATTCCGGTGAAAGTGCATCGCACTATAACCAACAGACAGAAAACGCCACGAAGTCATTGCTCGACCTGCTTGAATGCTTCAGTTGTTTTGTAGTGGACGGAGCATATAAGGATGTGAAGAATATGCAGCAGTTTTATGATAGCAAACGTGTATTCAATATTGCAGGTAAGAGTGGTGCACAAATCGAATATGACCCGAAGAAAATACGTGATGTAGAATTTGATTTAAGCATTACCGAAAGCACTTCAACACCGGCATACAGGCATCTTGCTAACGATATGCTTATGCAGTTGTACCAGTCTCAGGCAATCAGTGTAGAGCAGCTGCTTGAGCATGGAGATTTCCCGTTTGCAGATGAATTGTTGCAAAGTATCAAATCACAGAAGGAACAGTTGGAGCAGGGCAAAGTGCCCGATGGTCTTTCTCCTCAATTGCTTCAACAGGTCGAACAAGATGCAAATATAGATGCAGTAAATCAGTTACATAATGCAATGAGAACTTAAACCAAAGGGGCACATCATCACAGATATGCCCCTTTCTTTATTCTTTGGATAATTGGTCGCATTCAATCCATGTTTCTTCAGTATCATCAAAACGAACGGTACAACCGTATTTATCAGTATCTATATCTAATACAGTACCGCTTTTCCCATTATCATTGCACATCACCCGGTCTCCGATGTTAAACTTGTTGATATTGTCAAGTGCGAGCGGGTCATTGGTAAGTGTGGCAATGCCATCAATATTTCCGTACTTTCCCATTCTTTTTGGTATTTGAAAATGAATCAAGCCATGAGAAATACTGTTTTCGTTTCAATGCAATAACAGCAGAAGGAAGCATAGCTGAACCGTTTCCATAAGTCGTGCAGTAGAAGCATTCGCGTTCAAGGTCGCCCACAAACGTATTATGATTGATGTAGCCTTTCTGTTTCAACTTACGGAAATTCTTTCTATCCATAATGATAAGTTGACCTTTTTTCCCACCGGCAGGCATAACATAGTAACGTTCTCCAGTTTCTTTGTGTTTTTCGTCTGCCTGTCTGACTGCTTCACGTAAACGAAGCGAAGCTCTGATTTTTCTGAAAATGTTCATTGTTCCTTGTTTTTATAGTTAAACTTATATTGTAGCTGCTGAAACAGCTTTTTTCTTTTTGACAACAAATCGTCCGATACGAAGCACAATCTTTGGAATTTCCATTTCAAAGAAACATATATGCAAGCCTATGGCTCTTGTCATTAGCAAGTCATCATGTTTACCGGTAATCGCTCCGAAAGCTCCGTTCGGTTTTTTCTCGTAACACAAATATTCGTCCAGACAACGTTCGTCACGTTCTGTGTATAAATTCTCACGAATAACCTTGACTAAGGTTGATATAATCATCGGTTTGGTTGAGACATTGGTATGGAAGCCGTATTTGGTAGGCAATCCCTCGCGTACGGCTTCTTCGGACTGACCACGTGCATAGAGATTAGGGTAAATCTCTTTGATTTGATTAAGGATGAACTGTGACTGGTCGCCATCTACCTGCCGCTCCTTGTCATGCGTTTCCAAGGTGTTGCTTTCTATCACCAAGAGTGAATTGTCATAAAAAGCCGCTATTTGTGCCGCTTTCCACGCAAGCTGGTCGATGTCGCAATGTCCGTACCATTGTGCCACTACGACAGGCTTGCCACCATCAATCATAAACAGACGGTCAAGCACAAGAACAACAGAGAAGTCTGCTTTATTGGAACGTCCACCCACATCGACAATCGTGAGGTAACGATTTGTAACAACTTCCTTTTCATCTGTTTCCGGCAACTCCCAAATATGCAACAATCCCTGTTTGTCTTTCACAAAACGCAAGTTCTGCAAAGCGTTCTTGCCCTCATCCGCATCGGCACAGACTTCACCGACATATTTAGGCTTCTTGCAGGTCTTACGCATTGCATCGACCTTGTATTTGTCGAACACACGTGCTCCCGAATGTACGAAGGCTTCCACATCATCAGACGGAAATTCGGCAGCCATCTGCCCATGGTCATTGTACTTCCTGCGTTCGGCTATGTACCAATGGATAGCTTCGAGCGTAGCACCTTTTTCCCACAGCGACCAAAGATACTTACCGCATTCCTCACGCTCGGAATCTGTATTTTCATTGTCCCGATTCTGATAAAGCCATTCTGCAAAATCCCATTTTTCTTTGTCCGAATCAAAAGCGAGTGTATATTGCTCGATGTCGAACCATGAAACGAACATTGCCTCGAATTGGGATTTCCCTTCTTTTGCGGCAGTATATTCGCGATGAAAGAAGTTCCCGGTGCCATTTGCTGTGCTTTCATAAACAATCATGGTGTAGGGCTTGAGGAGAATACCCGAGCAGGCGGAGCGCACAATGTCTTCCGGTTTCTTTCCCTCCGTAGCCTTCCATATTCCCACTTCGGAGAGATGTACAAGATTGTAATCACCGCCACGACACGAATCCGGGCGTTCAGCCGTACCAATCTTGATTTTGCAGTTACGCTGCGGAATACGCGATATACTTCCCGATTTTCCCACTCCTACAATCTTCGGCTCGTTCTCATTGTAGGCTTCATCAATTTTATAGAGCATTTCGACAGGATAACTTTTAATCATCCGGTCGAACATATCCTTGATTTCATCGGAGCCTGCGCCCTGATGTGCAATGATAAGTGAGTTTAAGCCGGTTTTGTGAAGCAACTGCAACCATGCCATATAAAGCTGTGAAGTGGTGGAACCACCCCATTGCCGTGCTTTAAGCAGGATGATGCGTATCGGTTTCCCTGCAATACGCAATTTCTCAAGCCGATCCACAAAACGCCGTTGAGGTCTTGTCAGACGAAACAGGACATCCTCACCACCGCCTTTGGCCTTGATATAGACAAATGTTGCCGCCCAAAACGGAAAATCCTCGCGGCTGCGTATTCGTACAAACTGCTCTATGACCTTCAAGCGATCATCCTGATTGTCTTCCACGCCCATGTAGTCCGTGAGGAATTTGGAAATAGAACCGGCTTCGATGAGTTGGCGTACAAGCGGTACTTTCATGATACGTTCCGGTAACCACTGGGTATGTATAGGAAAGTCACTGATGGTACACTTTACACGTTTACCGACAGAACCTTCTCCGGTAATTGGATTGAACTTTGCATATACAATCGCATTGCGGCGTTCATTCTCTGTCAATATGTCCTTGATGGTCTTATCTTTCATGGTGCATGATTTTAACAGGCTTGTTTAGCAGAGCCATGATGAGTCCCAATACATAACACCAAAGATGCAATACGGCATTTATGCCCGGAAACAGGAAGCCTGCCACAAGGTAAAACAGCATCCATAACTGATAATACCGTTTACGTAATACCTCAAACGATATTGAACCAAACAGGGCGAAAACCAATCCGGACAATCCTACCGTTGGCGAATCCATTGTCGTGAAATATCCAAGGGTATCAACTGGAACTGTAACGGCAATCATATAGGCTGACAGCAATCTTCCTATCCCAATATCGTAAATGAAAATAATCGATAATAAACACCATGAATTGAGCAAGGCATGAAACATATTCGTATGGAAAAACGGATACAGCAAGCGTCCTGGCATATTACTTCCAGCGTAAATGCCGACAGTTTGCCAATCCCATTCTCCTGAAAATGACAAACACACAATCATGGCAGAAATTAGGAGAGCCGTAATCTTCTCAACTTTTCTTGCATCCATCGTTTTTTAGCCTTGCATATCATCATCTTGGCACTACCCGGTGTGAGATAGAATTTCGGTGCGGGTTGAGCAATCACTTTAGCACACAGCTCAGAAATGGTAAGTTCCGGGTATTCTGATTTGAGAGCGACAACCCTTGTATGAATTTCCTCATACATTTCTTTCTTCAACGGCTGCATACCGCTTAAATCGTTCTCACCCCTCATCATGACGGAAACGACCAATGCTGCACGAATATCGCTGACCCAAAACCTCCGGGACGGCATGTTTACAATTACTTTATACACTTCAGGCATACGGATATAATCACACGATGAAATGTATTCATCGTATGCTCTCATCAAGTCGTTCATACGCTCCATAGAGTATTCCATAACTGCTCCTTTATGCTTCATTTTTCTTCCCGTTATAGTACCAAAGTTACCAATAGAAGCGTAAAAAGATAAACATGACATCCTGCTTTCCCTGCCTATTTTTGTCTTGTAGAATCTGACTATAAATTAAATTTTTGAATTATGCCTAATAATACGGAAGTTAAGAGCAATCGCGAGCGATACACAGAGCGATTGAAAGCAAAGTATCCGGACAGAGAATTTGCCGATGATGAAGCGTTATTCGGTCAAATCAATGACGATTACGATGGTTACGACAAGGAATTGTCCGGTTACAAGGAACGTGAAAAAGCGCTGTCCGACCTGTTTGCAAGCAACCCGCAAAGTGCCGCTTTCCTTACTGACTGGAGAAAAGGCGAAGACCCTATCATCGGTATGGTGCGCAAATTCGGGGATGATTTCAAGGCTGCACTTGAAGACCCCGAAAAGCAGGAGGCACTTGCAGCCGCCAACAAGGAATTTGCGGAACGAATCGCCCAAGAGAAAGAGTACGAGGGAGAGTATCAGAAGAACCTCGACGAAACCCTGACCACCCTTGAAACCATGCAACAGGAAGAAGGACTGCCAGATGAGGACATCGACAGCGCAATGGATTTTCTTGTAGGCATTGTACGTGACGGAATCATGGGTAAGTTTACACGTGAAAGTATAGAAATGGCCATAAAAGCAATCAGGCACGACAGCGATGTGGAAGCTGCCGGACACGAGGGTGAAGTAAAGGGGCGCAACAGCAAGATTGAAGAAAAACTACGCAAAGCAGGCAAAAATGACGGTACAGCCGACCTTGCCGGTAAAAACGGTGGCGGCAGTGGCGGTTCACGACAGATGCCTGACCTCGGTGCAATCGGGCGTTATGATGGTACACAGAACATTTGGGAGCGTGGCGGTGAAAAACGCAAGGCGATAAACAGATAAATATAAACCAATTACATTTTTAACTTTTAAAATTTCGAGCAATGAAGAAAACAATGAGTTTCTTTTGTCGCATTACGTTGATGATATTGGCGTTTGTGACGGGTGCATCAAGCGGTGTCATGATGGCAGAAGCATCGAACCTGCCTGATGCGGGTAAAACAACAGCCGGTGCGGACGGTACGGGTGGAACAGACGGTATTTCCACTGAAACAGGAGGGCGTGAAACCGGCGACCCAAATTTCTATTTGAGTGATGTGGACAAACGCATCGTGAAAATCCGTCCGATGGCTACTCCAATTGACCAAATCAGCCGTTATGCAAAATCAAGCTCCACCAATTCATTTGAAGTGAAGTATTACAGTGTGGGTACACGTGAAATCAAATGCAGTACCAACAAAAAGCTGGAAGCTATGCTCAGCGGTGCGAGCGTGTCGTTGCCGGTAGATGATTTGAATATGTTCACGTTGGATGATACCATTAGGGTAGTCGGTGTCAGTGCCATCACCAAACCGGACGGAACGAAATATACGGAAGATGACAGCAACGTTCCGGACCTCGTGCTTTGTGTGTGCGGAAAGGACAGCTCAACAAATCTTCCTACAGTGTATGCCGTAAATGGCAAAATGGATGATTCAAGCAAACAGCCGATTCTTGTTCCGGAAATTCCACAAGGAACAACGCTTGTACGCATGGGAAAAGCATGTGGGGAATTGGATGTTCAGACAGGACGATTCAATAATATCCCTATGCCTGAAACCCAGTATTGTCAGAACTTCATGATTCAGGTAGAGCAATCAACTTTTGACAAGATTGCCGCCAAAGAAGTGAACTGGAATTTCTCAGACATTGAAGAAGACGGTGTATATGATATGCGCCTCGCAATGGAAAATACTTATCTGTTCGGTGTGAAGCAGGTTATCAAGCACATTGCAAAGGACGGCATGAACACTTGGTTTACAGGTGGTATCTGGTGGATGGCCGGAAAGGACATCGAGGTGGGCGAATGGGATACTGACAAGAAATGCGCCATAATTACCGATGAAAACCTTGTGGATATTACCAAAGACCTTTTTGTTGGTACCGGCATCGGTAACAAGCGTAAGATTTTATTTTGTGGAAGTGATATGCTCTCTGCATTCTCCAAGATAAAGAGCGAAAAATTCCGCTTGAAAGATACCGTGGAGGTATGGAACTTGAAATTTAAATCTTGGGATACTGATTTCGGAGAAGTATTGACCATACATCATGAACTGTTCGATGTAAACGGAATGAGTGATTGTGGCTTTGCAATGGATCCGGAATATCTTTCCAAAAAAACACATGTGTCTTGGGCACGTAACGTACTCGACTTGCAAAAGGCCGGTATCCGCCGTACCGATGCGGTAGTTATCCAAGAGGTGAGCTGCCTGTATCTGCGCTATGCAAAGGCACATGCACGTATGAGACTGGCTAAAGCACCCGCCCAAGATTTAAATGCGGCATAATAAAGAGTTCATAAAGAATTATTAATTACCGGGGATGGGATAAGGTGTCCCGTCCCCTTTTTACTTTTAAGAATATGATTACGAAAACCTACAAGGCGAATACCAATATCAGTATTAATGTGGTACTTCCGAGCAAGAAGAACCTGCATATCGCATTCGTTCCATTGTCAAACGGAAGCAGTGTATTCACTACCGACAACGAGGACATACAGAAGTCTGTAGAGAACCATTACAAGTTTGGCAAACTGTTCAAACTTCATTCTGTGCACGGGCAATCCGAGACAGTAGAAACAGCCGGAAAAGCGTCTAAAAACGGTTCATCTGAAAAACTTCATTCCGAAAGTACGCACAATGGTGAAGACACGCCTGCCAACGAAACCGGCAGACAGGACGAAATGCCGCAAGAAGACGCAGGGGATAACAATACGACATCTCGCAAAGTCAAAGTAAGCGACATTGCAAGTGCAAAAGATTACCTTGCAGACACTTTCGGTATCAGCCGCACTTCCATGCGCTCGACCAAGGCAATCATGGAGCAGGCAGCAGCAAACGGAATTGAGTTTGAAGGTCTGGAATAAAGATAAGGGCTTATGGCTGTATATCAGAAGAACAAAATACAGGAGGATGTACGCACCGCCCTGGACCAAAACATGAACAGCGATACGTTGAAGATTATAGGCGATGTGGACACTCTTGCACTTGACGACATCATTGCATCAAAGATTTTGGAAGCAGTAAAGCGTGTGCACAGCTCTGCACCGTCCTATTTGCTTGACGGCGGACACAACTTCGGTGATGCCATATATTGGAAAGAGCATGAAAGCGGATGGATATTACTGCCGGAAGATTTCATGCGTTTTGTCGTTTTCCAAATGAACGATTGGGAGCGTGCGGTATTTAATCCCATAAACACCGATGACCCTGAATATGAAAAACAGTCTTCCCGATTTAAAGGCATAAGGGGAACATGTCAACGGCCTGTATGCGCCATATCCATACGGCCAGAAGGAAGAGTGATGGAATTTTATTCATGCAAAACGACAGAAGCGAAAGTGAGCCGTGCTGTATATCTGCCTTACCCGAAAATAGACAAATATGGCGCGGTAGAAATCTGTGAAAAATGTTATGATGCTGTGATATATACCATAGCTGCATTAGTATTAACGACATTCGGCGATACGGAAAAAAGTGCCGCATTGAACGAATTGGCTAAATCTGTATTAATATGAGTTACGAATCAAAACATATAGACGGTGATGTCTCCGTTGGTCGCAATACAGCGATAGGTGGTGACGCGACCGTTCAGGGAAAGACCCACTTGAAAGGAAACGTAATGGTGGACGGCTGGCTTGAGGCAAAAAATATCAAGGGAGTGAGCAAAGGACTGTTCACGACCATCGAAAAACTGAAAGCGGCTTATCCTTTACCACATGACGGATGGTGGGCACTTGTGGGTGTTTCCTTACCAGCTCCCATATATGTGGGCGATGGCGGAGAATGGGTTCCGACCGGACAGAGTGGAGGCAACCCGACCATAGACAGCGGTCAGTATAACGAAGCCGTAGAAAAACTGCAAGAGGATATTACCAAACTGCAGGACGACATTACGGATATAGAAGCCCGCAACAAAGCGCAAGACACCAACCTCACCACGCTTGGTGATAGTGTCAACTCGTTGCAAGACCAAGTAAACACGACCAAGGATACCGCAAACAAGGCAAACAACAAGGCGAATGAAGTTGGAAGCCAATTGAACTCTTTCAAAGAATCAAAAGGTGAAAACGGAGGAATCGCCCCTCTTGACGAACAAGGGAAAGTACCGAGCCGACATTTGCCCGGATACATTGATGACGTGGTAGATTTTTATGGCATTTCCGTAGGCATTACTGTAAAAAATGAATCCATAGACAAAAATTCCAACGATGAGGGCTGTAAAGTTGTATATGATAAGGAACATGGTTGCTTTGTGCTTGCATACGTTCCGACAATCGGAGAATCCGAGGCTGCTACTTATTATAACAACTGGTTGAATGCAGATGTTTTCGGTACGGCAAGTACAAACGGGCGAATACCCTCTTCCGGCAAAGTCTTTCTATGTGAAGAAGATGGAAAAAGTTATCGTTGGAGCGGTAAGCAACTGACTTCAATTGGCTCCGACCTTGCTCTCGGACATACAAGCTCTACTGCATTCCCCGGTGATGAAGGTGCGAAGTTACAGGAAGATATGAAGCAGGTCGAAGAAAACAAGAAGGCAATACTTTCACTCAATAAACAAGTCGTATCGCGTAGCGTTGTGAATGTCAACCATCTGTTTGACCTTTCAGATAGGGAGATAACATTTTCCGTAGCACTTGACAGGTGTGCGACTTCTGAATATGCTTCTGCTTTGCAGATTCCGGGTGTTGTCTTGATATTCCTTACAGAAGCCGGATGGGTTTCAAAACAATGGACAAATACCTCTGATTGGAGTAAAGAAAGCAACTGGACGGATTTCGGGACTTCCGGTGGTGGAAACGTAGGCAACACCATCAACGTGAACGACCTTTGCGGAGATGGAGAATATACTTTGGGAACAGCCATAAAAGCTATTGTTGACCTTGAGAAAGAAAGCGGGTTCTCTTATTTGAAAAGCGGTATCGTCCTTACATTCAAGACTGCGGAAAGTGATAAAAATGGCGCACCTGTATGGCTTGCTTATCAGTTCACACGCGATAAGAGTGACATCAGCCCTGATGATCTGAAACCGTGGGTAGCATTCGGCAGTGGCGGAAGCAAGGTGGAAACATCCGACAAACCGGTAGAGGGAGGAAAAGATGCCCTTTCCACAGGCGGGGCATACATAATGCAGGAGAAAGCTATCGGCGGATTTGATGAAGAAAGTGATGAAGACTACATTTACTACAAAGCCACCAACCTGAATGGCGGACAGATAGAGGATATTGTGCTTAAAATACCCAAAAATGGAGGTGGTGGCGGCTCCAGTGAGGATAGTACATTGTCTATCTACTTCGAGGAAGCCGCTCCTATTATGGCATTCGGCTCAGAGATAAAAATCAATGTGGCTTTGCGTAGTGTCAGCTATCCTGACGGTAACGAGGTGCTTGGTGTCATTCGTAACAT